CAACTTCCGTCACGAAATGAAGCAATTATTAGAGGAGTGAATTAATTATGGCAGTACGTTCAAAAGTCGGTATCACCAAAGATGGTTGGATGCCTGGTAAACCCAAAAGAACTCGTCAGGGTTCTGGTAAGAACACAAAATACGCGGCGTCGTCGCGAAACTCGGCTCGTAAGATGTATAGGGGTCAAGGTCGAGGATGACCAAACCAGCACCTAAATGGGTGCATAAGGGCGGGAAGTCTCGCCCTGATAAGCGTTTCAAAGCAAGCGCCGCACCTAAGAAGAAAAAGAAATGATTATATGGGTTAAATAGGTGAAGATGCATTAAGTCATTATGGCATGTTTGATTGCTAATCTTCCCTCACAAGAAGTATGGGTTCGTAAAGAATATCTCACCGATCACCAAAGTGGTCATGGTGAATTTGTAAAGGGCGTCTGGGTATCGGTTAAATCGATTCCTGGGCGTGCTTTTTATTTTGAGACCTATCTACCAGAATATGCTGCAATGTACGATAAATTGCCTATCAGTGCCTTTGTAGCAGACCCTGAGACTCCAAGTCCAGACATGAACCTACCAAACCTTCAGTTTTGGAATTGTATGGATTATGGGGTGGTCTCGGTGGATAAGAAATTTATTGGCTCAATGGACTTTGAATGTTATACAAGGGACTTTGGTAATGTAAAAGGCACCTATGTCTGTACCATTGATAACTATCATCATGATCCAGACTATGTTGATTGGGCAACAAGTGAAAATCCTGCCGAACATAAGTCTCATAACCTAATTGAACTTGAAAATGGACAGTATGCATTGTATCCAAACAATAGATTGCGTATTTTTGACAATAGTTTGACACCTGTCGAACCAAAAATGCCTGATTTTAAAGTTTCGACTCAATATTACCAAGTTGAAAACGGATTTGAACGACTTGGAATGGGACGTGAGGATGAATATTTTTGGAAGACAGCACAAGAACGTGAAAATTTATCAGAATATCCTGATGAGGGTATAAATACATAAAGTTCATGGTCTATAAATGGCAACACAGCGAGTTTCAAGGGCATTTAAGGACATTTCCTTGTCTTTCGAGGCTCATCCTGTCACAAAAGATCTGCCTATATTAAAAAATGAAAGAGCAATTCAAAGAGCTGTTCGTAATTTAGTGCAGACACAGTTCACTGAAAGGTTTTTTGACTCTGATATCGGTTCATCCGTAGCTGATTTGTTGTTTGAGTTTGTTGACTTTGGAAGTTCTTCTCAAATTCAAGAAGAAATCAAGTTAACTATTGAACAGTATGAACCTAGAGTTGATAATATCATTGTTAACGTGAGGCCTGCACCTGATAGAAATGAATTTGAATGTGTTATAGCATATGATATCGTTGGATTAAATACACCAACACAAGAATTTTCCTTCGTATTAGAGGCAACCAGATAAAATGCCATTTACAAAGTACGCAAATTTAGATTTTGATCAAATAAGAGATCAAATTAAAGACTATCTAAGAGCAAATTCAGATTTTTCTGATTTTGATTTTGAAGGATCAAACTTTTCCGTCTTAATTGACACTCTTGCTTATAATACTTACATCAGTTCGTTCAATGCGAACATGGTTGTCAATGAATCTTTCATTGAATCCGCAGCATTAAGAGAGAATGTTGTTTCTTTAGCGCGGAATATTGGATATACTCCGCGTTCACGCACAGCATCTAAATCAAAAGTATCATTTTCCGTAAAATTTTCTGGTTCAAGCCAAACCGTAACACTAAAAGCGGGATTAGTTTGTGTAGGAAACACCAAAAACACTAGTTTTGTATTTTCCATTCCAGAAGATATTACTGCACTATCACCATTAGATAATGCATTAGATAATCAGATTGGTGCAAGGACTGCAATCTTCTCTGATATTGATGTGTATGAAGGTTCATATGCAATTAAGAAATTTAATGTTGAGCAATCTTTAGATCAAAGATATATTATTAACAATTCTTCTATTGACACCAGCACACTCAAGGTAAGAGTCAAAGGTCCACAAGATCAAGGCCTTGGTAATGAATTCGTAAGATCAGACACTATTTTCAAAATTACTTCTTCATCAGAAATTTACTTCCTACAAGAAGTAAAAGATGAACAATATGAACTATTATTTGGTGATGGTGTCATTGGTAAGAAGTTAGAAACTGGAAGTCAAATTGTTGCATCTTACATTGTAACTAATGGCATTGATGGAAATGGAGTTGCAAATTTTAGTTTCTCTGGTGTTCTAAGAGGAGGTTCAGATGAAAGAATTTCTCCTTCTAGTAGTATAGTAGTAACAACTAACCAGAAGGCGCAGGGAGGCACTGAGATTGAATCAATACAGTCTATTAAATACTTTGCTCCTAGAACGTACTCATCGCAGTACAGGGCGGTTACGGCTGGTGATTACGAAGCAATTGTAAAGCAAGTGTTTCCTGATGCAGAGTCCGTTTCTGTAGTTGGTGGTGAAGAAATGACACCTCCAAGATTTGGAGAGGTTGAAATTTCAATCAAACCAAAAAATGATTATTTTGTATCTGATTTCAATAAAGGAATAATCTTAGGTAGACTTAAGGATTATGCAGTTGCTGGAATCAAACAAAGTATTGTAGATCTCGAAATTTTAAATGTGGAATTGGATATTTTTGTTTATTACAATGGAAGTAAAGTTTCCAGTTTACAAAATTTGAAGAGCTCTGTTTCATCTACATTATCAGAATTTGCAAATTCGGAGGATCTCAATAATTTTGGTGGTAGATTTAAGTATAGTAAACTACTAAATGTAATTGATTCTACAGACACTGCTATTACTTCTAATATTACAAAAGTAAAAATTAGAAGAAACATGAAAACTCTTATCAATAATCCATCTCAATATGAGTTGTGCTTTGGTAATCAGTTCCATGTAAATCCAACTGGGGCGAATATTAAGTCAACAGGATTTAATGTTGCTGGTATTCCCGAAGTTCTTTATATGACAGATACACCGTCTACTATTGGTGATACTGGTACTATTTCATTTATTTCGATTGATGAAAATGGCGTTTCATCTGTAAAGGTACAGAATGCTGGAAGTGTTAATTATAAGACTGGAGAGATTAATATCTTTACAGTTAATATCGTAAACACTGTTCTTCCAAATGGAGTTATTGAAGTACAAGCATTTCCAGAAAGTAATGATGTTATTGGATTAGAAAATTTGTATGTCGAATTGTCAATCGATAAAAGCACGATAAATATGGTGAAGGATACAATTACTTCTGGTGAACAAGTTTCGGGAATTGGATTCCCAGTTACTTCAAGTTACTCAAACGGCAAATTAACAAGGTAAGATGATAGAAACTGGATTTGATACAAGAGTAAAAGTCAATCAAATTATAGAAAGTCAATTACCGTCTTATGTTTCAGTAGAAACTCCAAAGGCGATTGATTTTCTGAAGCAGTATTATAAATCACAAGATTCTCAGGGCTCTCCTGCAGATCTAATTGATAATTTAGATCAATACTTAAAGTTTGATAATATAACTCCAGAAGTAGTTTCTGGTATTACTACTCTGACATCAGATGTGTCTAGTAGTGATACAGTTGTTAATGTTTTATCCACAAAAGGATATCCTAATAGAGACGGTATATTTAAAATTAATGATGAGATAATTTATTATAGTGGAATCACAACCAATTCATTTACGGGTTGTATTCGTGGATTTAGCGGTATCAGTGAATATAATGATGGTGAGGTTGTATTTAATAGTACCACAGCTAAAGATCATACTATAGGGATTGGTGTGACCAATCTCAGTACGTTATTCTTGCGTGAATATTTTAGAAATTTAAAAGTATTATATGCACCTGGATTTGAGGACGAGTCTTTTGATTCTGATGTTGATGTAAATAACCTAGTTAAGAACTTAAAATCATTTTATCAATCTAAAGGTACTTCCGAATCAATCAATACATTAATCTCAATATTATTTGGGCAGAACTCAAAAGTTAAAAAACAATCTGAATCTTTATTTGAGCCTTCTGAAGCATCGTTCAGAAAAAGACTAGTATTATTGACTGAAAAGGTTGATGGTGGAGATCCATCCAAATTATCTGGTCAAACACTATTTCAGGATAATAATAGTAATAATCCAAATATTAATGGTGCTTCAGCTCCTATCTCTGAAGTAGAGGCAACTGTTAGAGGTGGAGTTACATATTATACGATTTATCTATTCCAAAGGTATCAAGAACCATCTCCTGGTTTTGATGGAAACTTTTCTATAACACCAAGTTCAAAAACTATTGGGGATACTCTCATTGGTGATAATGTAATTTTAGTAGATAGTACAATTGGATTCCCCAAGAGTGGTGTATTAAGAAATGGTAGTGATGAAATTACTTATACTGATAAAACCATTAATCAATTCTTAAGTTGTTCTGGTATTGATTCAAATATTGCACCTGTTACAAGTATCAGAACCAATGATGTTGTATATGGATATACAAGCGATACCAATGAAAAAGTTGAACTTAGGTTAACTGGCGTAATAACAGAATTTGATCCACAGGAAGATATCTATAATTCAAACATAGGTGAAGTTTTTGGAACCAAATCAATTGGTGCAAAAATTTTAAACCCTCCAAGTAATAAAACTTACGAAGAAATTTCATTCAACTCTTGGAAATATAATACTGCATCAAGTATAAAAGTTAAAAGTTTTAATAGTTCTGTATTTGTTTTAGAAAGAAGTTTAGATGATGCATATCTTCGTGATGGTGATAATGTAGAAGTTGTCAATAGAGCAAATCTTGATGTTGTTGTTGGATTAACTACGGCTTCAATCACTGGTGATAAGCAAGTTGTATTATCTGGTGGTAATATTTCCGATTTGGTGCAAGGTATATCATATGATATTAGAAGGCAAATTAAAAAGGCATCCAGTACTGGAATTGAATTAAGTTATGGAAATAACACTTTAGTGTCAAATGTGTTAAACACATATATTTCAAAAGATCGTAGTAATCTTTATGTTTCATCAAACTCTTTACCTGATTATAGTATTGATCTAAATCAAGTTCAGGTTTCAATTGCTCAAGCATCAACATCTTCTGGAACTATTGAGGATCAAGATAGTCTTGGTACTTATAATAATATTTCATTTTCTGATACTGTTCCATTTATAACTGGTGATGAGATAGTTTATTCTGCTGGAACTGCAACTGGTCCAATTAAAGGTTTGGAGTTTGGTAGAAGTTATTTTGTTGAAGTTCAATCACCCAACAATAAAATTAAACTTTACGTTGCTAGATCATTCATTAGTAGTGGTACTAATATAAAACTAAATGTTCCTGATGATGGAAATATTGGATCTCACTTCTTTTCATTAGCAGAACAAGTTGATAAGAAGATTTCACCGCAAAAGGTTCTAAAGAAGTTTCCATTAATAAGATCATTAGATACTGGTAGTGAAACCAGTACAATTGCTGGAGCTACTGGTATTCTTGAAAATGGTGTAGAGATTACAAACTATAAAATTGATGATAAAATATTTTTTGGACCAATTGAAAAAATTAACGTTTTCAATTCTGGATCTGATTATGATGTAGTCAATCCACCAAAATGTGTCATTTCAGATTCAGATAATTCTGGAAATACTGCACTGGCAAATGTTGCTCTAACAGGAACTCTCAAAGATATTCTTATTGATCCACAAGACTTTGATATTGATCGAGTTATAAACATCAGCGTAAGTGGTGGTAATGGATTTGGGGCTTTAGTCGAACCAATTGTAATTGATAGATTTAGAGAAGTTGGATTTAATGGTAAAAATGCCTCTGATGGTGGTGGCGTCGCTGTTTATGGTGATTTTATTAGAACAATTAATAACCATAATTTAGGAAATGGTCAAGAAATTGTATATGATCCAAATGGTAATGGATCTTTAGGGGTTACTGGATTTGGAGAAACTAACGTTACTGGTAATTTCTTAGAAACTGGTGGCAAATACTTTAGCGAAATTATCGATCCAGTATCTTTTAGATTATATGAAAATGAATCAGATTTTAATAGTGGTATAAACACGGTCGGTTTTAGTACTGGTAATATTACTAGTGGTTTACATAAATTTAGAACCGCAAAATCAACCAAGCAATTAACTGGGGTTAATGTTCTAGATGGTGGATTTGGATATGAAAATAGACAAGTTGCTATTCAAACAACAGGTATTTCAACATCCAATAATTCATTCACATTTAAAAATCATGGTTATTCTACAGGTGAGTTAATCACATATAGTTCTACTGGTGATGCAATTCCAGATTTATCAATATCTAATCAGTATTATGTCATCAAGGTAGATGATAATAATTTCAGAATTTCAGATGCTGGTATTGCAGGAACTAGTTCTATTAATTTTGATAGAGGATTAACTGAAAAAATTACTGGGATTGGAACTGGTCTTCATGTATTCAATTATCCAGCAATCACCGTTGATGTTTCAGTATCCATTGCAAATACTGTAGGTGTAATAACAGCTACTCCTATTGTATTAGGTAGTATAAAAGATGCTCTTCTTTATGATAGTGGAACATCATATGGTTCTAAAGTTTTAAACTTTCATAATAGACCAACTGTAAGTATTGATACAGGATCTGGAGCAGAATTTAGAGCGGTAATTGCTGATAAAAAGATTATTGATATTCTAGTAACACAACCAGGAAACAACTATTTTTCTCCACCTAATATTAGTGTGGTTAGTGAATCTGGAAGTGGTTGTGTAGCAAGAGCAGTTACTAACGCAAGTGGTCAAGTTATAGATGTAGTTGTTATCGCGAGTGGTAATAACTATGTGGCTTCAAACACTAATATTAAACCAGTATCAAGAGGCGACAGAGCAGTTCTAAGTTCATCTATTAGAAGTTTAACTCTTAACAGCAGAGCAAGATTTAAAGATTATAATGGTGAGGCTATAATTGATAAAGGTGAAAACGGTTTACAATATGCTGTTGTTGGATATAGTCCAAAATTACAGACAGATTTTCAAGATACTGATAATACCAAACACTCACCACTAATTGGATGGGCATATGACGGAAATCCAATTTATGGATGTTTTGGTTATACAGATTCAAATGATGAAACTTCTGCCATTAAACTAATTGAATCTGGTTATGTTACCAATATCAGTAATGTCTTCAATAGACCATCTGGATTTGAATCTGGATTATTTGTTGAAGATTATTTGTTTACTGATGCTGGTGACTTAGATAAGCACAATGGCAAATTTACTAAAACACCAGAGTTTCCAAATGGAACTTATGCATACTTTGCAACATTAGAACTAGATCCACTAACTGGAGATCTTACATCTATTTTCCCATATTTTGTGGGTGATTCATATAGGTCCAATGTTATTGAAGAAAATCTTGCAGGATCTTCAGTAACATTAACTCAAGATTTTGATTTTATTGGAAATGAATTAATTAGAAATACTTTCCCGTACAACGTTGCAGAAGTTGGTGCTGATTATAATTTCTTTACTCAACCTTATAATTTTGATGATCAAAGAGTCGTTATAAAATCTAGATCAACAGGTGGATTAGATGGTATTTCTATTGTTAATAAAGGAATAAACTATAAAGTTGGTGATAATATTGTATTTGATAATAGTGAAACAACTGGTGGAGGAATATCGGCTCAGGTATCAGAAGTTACTGGAGATAATATTGTTAGCATAACAAAAGAATTTTTGACATATGATAAATTTATATTTGAAACTATTAATGGAAATCAGGTAACTGGATTTATTTCAACATATCATGATTTAGAACCTGAAAATATTATCAAAATTTCTGGTCTTTCAACTTATGTTGCTAATTTGTCTGGTGATGTGACTATTGGAGTTCCATTTGACGACTTCAGTTTAACTGACAACGTAGCAGCAGAAGCTGTTGGTGGCATGACTACAGATCTCCCAATCTCAAATATTCCAGAGTTTTTAAGACCAAACTCCGAAATTGAAATTAATGATGAGACTCTTACAGTTCTTAATGTTTACAAACCATTAAATATTGCTGGTAGATTTAATAACATCCTTAGAGCAGTAAGAGGAACCTCTGGATCTGGTCACACTGTTGGAGCTGCTATAACAGTAAAATCCAGCCAAATAACATTTAGTTTTAATGGTCCAACTTTAGATTCCAAAGTAAATGATATTGTATATTTCAACCCAATAGAAGCAGTTGGATTTGGAACTACTCTAGGTATAGCAATTGATACAGATTATGCTATTGGCGGTATAACAACTGATAGAAGTATCCCAACATACTCAATCTATCTTGAAGATCATCCATTTACCGATAACCAACCTATTAAGATTGTAAAACCAGCAAGTGGTAATGCTATTTCAGTATCTACAGTTGGTGCTGCTTATACTTTCACTCTTCCTTTAACTGGAAATGAACAACTAGTATATGCTGTTAATAAAGGTCCAAATATCATTGGTATTAAAACGTCTTTAGATACTGCAGAAATTAATTTCCGTTCTTGTGATACAAATGATTATCAATATCAAATCACATCAGCATATAAGCAGGTAACTGGTAAAGTAGAAAGGTTATCTGCAAGAGTATCAACAGCATCTTCTCATGGTCTTCAAAAAAATGATAAAGTTTCATTTACAGTAAAACCAAATCTGACAGTTGGTGCTGGAACATCAACAGCAATAAGGGTTGTATTTGATGAGTTTACTCAAAATACTGTTATTGATCCAATTGGATTTAGTTCATCTTCAGTCGGTCTTTCAAGCTCTAAATTTATTATTCCAAGTCATGGATTAGTTACTGGTGACTTAGTATTTTATGATGCGAACGAAACAACTGGTATTGATACTGGAAAATACTTTGTGTTTTCTGATGATCCAGATCTATTCTCATTTGCAGAAACTAAAATTGATCTTCAGGGACAAAACATTAGATTAGTTACCTTTACCAAAGTTGGTGGAACTTCACATACAATATCTAAAGTAAATCCCCAAATAAAAGTAACCAGAAATAATAATATTAAATTTGATGTATCAGATAGTTCCTTATCTGGTTATAATTTTAAAATTTTCTATGATTCTGATTATAGAAATGAACTTATAGGAACTGGAAGTTCTGAGGCATTTGAGATAACTGGAATTGGAACTGTTGGAATGGGAACTGCCAGCGTTACTATTCAGTTTAACGAATATTTACCAGAGCAACTATATTATAACTTAGAAAAAACTTCAAATAATACTCTTGTAGAATCTGATATTTCAGTAGATAATTTCTCAAGAATTTTATATATTGATAGTGAGTATTCTAAAAACACAACTGTCGTTGGATTGGGAACTGTAGTTACAACATTCTTAGTCAATCTTCCAGAAAAACCTGAAAAAGATTCCTATACTTCTTCTGATGTTGATAAGTTAGAATATTCTACAAAATCAACTACTGCTATCGGCGGAATTTCCAAACTTAATATCTTATCTAAAGGAACTAATTATGATAAACTTCCTGGAATATCAACGATCACCTCAGAATTGGGAGTTAATGCTGAAATTGTTCCAAAATCAACTAATATTGGTTTATTAGATAGAACTGCAGTTGAGAAACCTGGATTTGACTTTCCTGTTGATAAAACTCTAAAACCAGTAGCTGACATTCCAGCAATACATGAACTTACAAATTACTTTACTACTGGTAATGTCTCACCAGTCTATGGTGGAAGAAACTTTATTACTCCTCCAAATCTAGTTCTTGTAAATTCATCAAATAATACTTTAGTTGATGAGGTAGTTCTCATTGCAGAATTAGACGCTGGAAGTATTGATAAAGTAGTCGTTGTAAATTCTGGAAGTGGTCTTCAGGGTGTTGGCCACAGTGTTTACAGTTTAATTAATGATAATGGTTTAAGTATCACTAAGATTGATAGTGTTCAAACAGGAATTATGACTCTAACTGTTGTAACTCCAGTATTAGGATTCTCAACAAGCCCATTACAAGCAGGTGATGAAGTATTCGTTGATGGTATTCAGGAATATACAGGAGAAGGTGACGGATTTAATTCTAAAGATTATGGATTTAGATTCTTTGAGGTAACTGCATTTAATAGTGGTATCAACCCTGCTGAAGTTACAATTAATCTAAGTGGAATAGGAACAGGATCTCCTGGAGTTGGTGTTACTAATGTTAACTTTGGATCTATTGTCAAGAAAGAATCTTATCCAACATTCTCCGTAGAAATTCTCGAAACTAATTTTATTGAAAATGAACCTATACTCTTGGTAAATCAAGCAGGTAATCTAACTAAAACAACTCTAACAGTAGATTCTTCTGATAAGTCAACTCTCAAAACTAGAGGTGATCTAGAAGTAAATATTGGTGATGTACTTCTTGGTTCAGTTTCTGGAGTTAGAGGAACTGTTGTAGAATCTAAATCTTTTGATGGATTTTACAATGTTGGATATGGATCTACAATTAACTTTGGTTGGTTGACAAATAAAGGAGTATTAAATGATGATACTCAAGTTATATCAGATAATAATTATTATCAAAAATTAGCATACAGTATTAAGAGTCCTGTTAAATTTGAGGATTTGATTGGTCCAGTCAATCGTTTGGCACATATTTCAGGTACAAAGAATTTTGCTGATACCGAAATAACTTCAGTAGCTGTTGCTTCTACTAATTTTATTGATGATGGCACACAATCTATAGTTATTGACTTATTCTCTGAATCAGACGTAACAACTAATAATTTCTTTGATTTTGCAGTTGATACTGATGTTGAACAGAGTGTAACTAATTTTAGTCAACTTTCTACAAATTCAATTAAATTTGGAACTAAAAAACTCACCAACTTTATTGAATGTTTAACTAATAGAGTTCTGAGTATTGATGATATCAGTGGATCATTCATTGATAGAGAAAACTTAGTTGGTAATTTTAAAGATATTATAAATTACCCCAGTGGAACAGGATATTCTAGATTTACAATTGTAGTAACTGACGTTGTTGATCAAACATCATTTCAAATTTATGATTTAATTATTATTTCTGATGGTAATAATAATACATTCTTATTAGAAAAAGCGAATGTTAAATCTAATGCCCAACAACAAGTAGATCTTGAAAATGAAAAAGAAAGTCTAGGAGAGTTTACTGTAGAATTTATTCAATTGAATGGAACGATTGCTCTAAGATTTACTCCATCAAATCAGGCAAAAACTTATGATATAAAAGCTTTCCGTCAATTATTTGATTCAAGAAGTACTGGTATTGGAACCAACATTATTGGTGATACAAATATAATAGGATTAACAACTGTAATTGGAGCTGGATCTACAGATCAAATTATTGGACTTGCTAGTAGCGAATTCAATTCAATCTTTGCATATGTTGAAGTTACAGATAATACAACTTCTGAAAGAGAATATGCAGAAATAACTGTTCTTCATGATGGGGTCAACGCATATCTTGGTCAATATGGATTTGATAGTAGTGAAAGATTGCTAAGTTTCTCACCTATCGGTACATTTGGTGCCAATATAGTAAATGATGTTCTAAAATTAGAATTCCATAATGATGGCACAAATACTGCCACAATTAAAGCAAATGTTGTTGGATTCACAACCACCAATGTTGGATTGAGATCAGAACACTTTAAACTTTCAACACAGGAAAATGGTACAGAGAGAACAGCAAGAATAGAATCTAATGTAATTCAAGAAACTGCTAATGCTGGTTATGGCATTACAGTTGTTGGAATCACATCAATCATTGATCGCTTTGCAAAATCAGTTATTAGAGTTTCTAGTGGAAATACCGAGTCATTAAGCCAAGTTTTATTTGCTCAGGAGTTTGCTCAACAGGATACTTTTGTTCTTGAATATCCACAATTGGGTATAAACACAGCAATTGGTCTTGGAACATTTAGTGCTCAATATAATGGAGATTTCTGTGAGTTAATTTTCTTACCTGATACAAAATATATTGGTGATGAAATTAGAATTGAAGAATTTAGTGAGATTGTTTATAGTGATCTAGATACAAACCTCAATCAAATTCCTGAATTTGGATTTGGAACTGCTATTGAAGTTGTTGTACAGGCAAAATACACTCCAGAAGACAGAACTAATTTTACTTTAGAATATGAAGGTTATCCAATTTTTGCAAGAAGATTTAATCCTGCAAATACTTCAGTATTCAATCAGACAACAGGAAACATTTTCTTAGAAAATCATTTTATGAACAATGGCCAGGATATCAAGTATGAACCTGGATCAACTATTATTGGAATTAATTCAGAATCAATTACTATTGGATCTACAACTGCTGGTGGTGGTGGTGTGATTGGTGATATTAGAAGTGGATCAAATGTTGTTTCTTCAGCAAGCACCAATTTAGGCATCTCTGTTGGTGATGAATTCTTTGGACCTGGTGTTGCATCTAGTGCTACGATTGTAAGTATTGGCAACACATTCAGATTCTTCCTTGGAGATTCTGATGGAACTAAAGTTATTACAGGAATTGCAAATACCACAGTCATTGCTATTGGTGACACGATTCGTGAACTTGTTACAGAAACTGGATTTGGAACTGTTACTGCTATTGGTGTACAACAACTTACTGTTGCAAATAATGTTCCAGTTGGTGTTGGCAGCACATACTATTCTGAGAGACTTGGTATTGGTATTACAATGTCCGCTGTGGCTACAGCAACTACGAGCAGACAGTCTTACTTCTCTGGATTCACCACAAATATTTTACCAGAGGATCTATTCGTAATTAGAATTGATAATAATAACATTAAACTTGCTAGTAAGAAAGACTTTGCTCTGAAAGGTCTTGGAATTACACCAACAGGTATCGGTGCAGGTAATAATCACCTAATTGATACTACCAAAAAACTTGAAAAATCATTGATTGTTCTTGACGGTGTTGTTCAAGATCCTATTTCTAGAACACTAGTGACACATGAGACTATTGAATCAGTTGCTGTTGGTAGAACATTTATCGCATTATCTGGTATCTCAACTCTTGTTCCCGATTACATTTTAAAAATTGGTGATGAGATGATGAACATTTTGAATGTTGGACTTGGTACAACAGGACTTGGCCCAATTACTGGTATTGGTACTTTCCAACTTGTAAATGTTGCTAGAGGATTTGTTGGAACAACAGAAGTTGCTCACGAAAGCAATCAAACAGCAATTGTCCACAGAGGGGCATTTAATATTGTAGAAAGTGATATTTACTTTGTTGATACACCTAAAGGTTCTGGTGGTGAGTTTATTACCGATGATAGAGGACTATCATTTACTAGATCCGAATTTAATGGGCGTGTTTATCTAAGAAATGATTACACTACGAATGAACTTTATGATGATATTTCAACTGAATTCACTGGTATTGGTAGAACATTTGCACTAAGTGTTAATGGTGGAAATTATCCTGTTGGTCTAGATACTTCTAGTGGAAGTGGATTACTCTTTATCAACGGTGTTCATCAGGGACAGTCAACTGATAACAACCCTCTAAATGTATATTCAATCTTAGCTAACGAAGATGATGTAGAAGTATTATTCAGTGGAACTAAACTGATAACTGGTGAACAGTACATTAGCGAACTTGATGCTATTAAAAATCAATTACCAGTTGGTGGTTCAATTATTGCTATTGGATCTTCTGGTGGAATTGGAGTAGCACCTCTAGTTGGAGCTAAAGTCATTGCTGAGGTTGGTGCTGGTGGTAGTATTACTAATATTATTGGTATTGATACTGTAGGAACTTATACAACGATTACTGATTTTATCTATGATGGAATAAGTGGTATTGGAACAGTAACTACTGCATCTGCTCATGGATTTACTAGTAATGATTTCGTTGATATGAGAAACATTCAGTTTGAATGTACTAGTGGTTATGACAGTCTAGTTGGCGTTTCTACTGTTGATTATGATAATGTATCTGGAATCATGACTGTAACAACATCTGGCAATCATAACCTGAATAAGGATATGAGAGTTCAGTTTGATGGTTTACAGATGATCTGCCCTGCAGGATCTTATAATAAGAGAGTTGGTGTTACTACATTTGAATATAATAATGTTGTTGGTATCATGACAATTACCACCGATCTTGTTCATGGATTGAATCCTGGTATGCAAGTCAAACTTGAAAGATTTGAGTTTGCTTGTGCCGCTCCTCATGCTGGTGTCACTACAACATTCTTCCCAGATGGAACAAATGGTAGAGTCTTTAATGTCATAACCAAGAGAAATAGCACAACTCAATTTGAAACCCAAGTTGGCGTTTCCACTATCCCTCATATTCCAACTGGAACAAGTGAGGCTGCAGTAGAAATTGGTGTTACTACTGATAGGTTCCCAAGTGATATTGGTACTCAGTGGGGTATTAGTGGATTTGATTACACCGAGTCTATCGGTGTTGGTACTATCACTACAAAGGGAACTCATGGAATTGGAATTGGATCTTTTGTCAGATTGGCAAATCTCGAATTCTCATGTGCTTCTGAGCACTCTGGAGTCACTACAACTATCTTCCCAGATACTGTAATTGATGAATTTGAAGTTACTGCAACTTCAGCAACAACACTAACAGTTAATGTCGGACCATCAACAATTGCTCACACATATACTAATAATAGTGGACATTTAAATCGCGTAACATACGCTGATAGTTATTTGGTCAATTCAATTGTTGGCCTAACAACATTCGTCACTAATGTAAATCCTGTCGGTTTTGCACATACTTACGTTGGTGGTGGTACTGTTGATACTGGATTTACCACCACTAGATTCCCAGATAATAGGGGAATTCCTTTTGCAATTGATAATTTTGAATATGATAAGACCACAGGTTTCTCAACTATTACTACTAAGAAAAATTACAGCGGTCTTGCTGTTGGAGATGTAATTAATCTATCTGGAATTGCACTAACGTGTGGCTCGGCTCACAGTGGTGTTACCACAACTATTTTCCCAGATGGAACTCAAGGATTTGAATTTAAAATCTTTGGTCTTCCTGCTGCTAATAAAATTATCACTAATGTAGGAGTTTCAACAATTGATCACAACTATGATGATCATGGAATTGTGTTTGGTGTTAAATCAGTTGGACCATACGAAATCGATACTATAGTATCACCTACCGAATTTATAGTTGATGTATTTAAAGTTGGATTTGCACACACATTTGTTCCAAATAGAAGAAAAGGTGGTGTAGATCCTGAGGCTGCAAAATACAATTACTTGACATTCGGTTCTGGTTACTTCAATACAGTAGATGTTGTAGTTGAAGAGGAAGGTCATTCTGGCGCTGCTGCGACAGTTACAGCAATAATTCCAAATAACGAGCATAGATTCGTCTCTGCTTCTGCTAATGGCGTTACTAGAAGTATTGGTGGAACACTAACAGTAAGTGATTCAGATTATGATCCTGTAACTGGAATCCTTACAATAACATTTACTGGATCACATGGATTGACCGCAAGTTCAAATTCAATTCAAATTGCAGATGGCTCAATAGTATTCACATGTGCTCAAGACAGTCATCAAACCGTACATCCATATCCACGTTCTACAGATCCAGCATCTGGAGTAGCTCTTACAGTTCTTACCACACCAACTGCAACCAAGATTACTGTTAACGTTGGAACTTCATCAAATTCAACAGGCGGTATTCTAGAATTTGCAATTGCAGGTGGGGGATCTGGATATACTAATCCAACAATTCAAGTTCAAACACCATCATACTCTGATCTTCCAATTGAAGGTGTTAGTAGAAGTGGTCTTGGTAATACAACAGAAACTGGATTAGGTTTAAACGTTGATTGTGTAGTTGGATCTGGTGCTACTGCTGGGGTCGGAACAGATCTCTTTGGTATTGTTAATTATCAATTATCCAGTCCTGGATTCTCCTTCAAAAGAGGTGATATCTTTACTCCAGTTGGACTTGTTACTGCAGCAGGAATAATAACTGAATATTCACAATTCAATTTGGAAGTTATTGAAATTATTAGTGACACGTTCTCTTCATGGAACTTTGGACAAATTGATTATATTGACTCAATTCAAAGTCTTCAAGATGGATCTAGAACTAGATTCCCACTTAACTTGAATGGAATCCCCCTAAGTTTCCAAACAGATCCTACAAATCAAAGATCAGCTGAGATTGACTTGGATTCTGTTCTCCTGATCTTCGTCAATGGTGTTGTTCAGGTGCCCAAAAAAGATTACTTCTTTGAAGGTGGTACAAGTTTCAACTTCAACTTTACCTCACCACCATTGCCATTTGATGTAATTTCAATCTATTTCTATAGAGGAACTAGAGGAACTGATAGCTTCATCGTTACAGTATTTGAAACTGTAAAACCTGGAGATCAAGTTGGACTTAAGAAGTTTGATGGAACCGACACTATCACTCAGAATGAAAGAACAATCTTCTCTATTAAGGACTCTACAGATATTGAAACAAATGTCTATAGAGATCAAGGTATTGAGCCAAACGTCTTCAGACCAATCTCCTTTACCAGGCAGAAGAAAGATATTATCATCTCTGAACAAATTCAACCAAAAATCAGAGAAACACTTGAAGCACAAGTCATGCCAACGAGTAAAATCATTGGAGACCTTGGTTTAAGTGGATCTGAAATATTCCTTGAGAGTTCAGATCTCTTCAGATATGAGCAAGATGAAGGAAACACTGGTCTAGTTGTTGCAGATGGTCTTATTGTTAAATATAACGATCCCGTTGCGGCCGCAGTTACAGCATCAGTATCAGTTGGTGGAACAATTACATCATTAACTATTGCAAGTGCTGGTTCTGGATATGCTGATGGACCTGTCGAAGTTTCTATTGCAAATCCTTCAAAAGTTGACAATCCAAAATATGGAATTATTGGAATTGGAACTACTGCAATTGCAACTGGCAGTGCATCAGGTGGCATATTAACTTCAGTAACACTCACTAATGAGGGATTAGGTTATGATCCTACTAATCCACCAAAAGCAATTGTAGAATTCCCTGCTTCTGAAACTGAATCTGTTGTTGGTGCAGATGTCATTCTTGGTTATGCGGGTATTATTACTGGAATCGGTACAACAACTGGAACTGGTAGTCATCCTCTTGCAATTAAACTTCAAGTGGATTTGAGTGATTCTGGTCCTGTATCTTTACTACCAACTTTACTAGAAGGTTATCCAATTTTTGTTAAGAATACTGTTACTGGATCTGGAGTTACATCAGTTAATGCGGATGATTCGGCTATAGTTGGAATCGGAACAACTGTCCTAGATAACATCTATACAGTAAACGCATTTAACATTGAAGGTAATACAGGTATTATTACTTGCAATATTAAATCTGACACAAACACTATAGGAATTGCAACGACAACTGGTACAAATATTGGTGAATTCTCTTGGGGTAAACTCTCTGGATTTACTAGAGGAACTATTCCAATTTCAATTTCCGTAAGCGGAAATACTGTTGATGTTGGACTAACCACTTTCCCTTCAATATCAAGACGTGGATTGGGACTTAGAAACACTGGTAGTCTAAGTAAAATTATCTTCCTATAACTCAACGTATAAATAAAAAAAATTCCTTTTAACAGGTAGTAATGGCGGCTATTGTAACGGATCAGTTTAGAATCTTAAATGTCAATAATTTTATTGATTCCGTTGAGAATTCTAATAATTCATATTATATCTTTACATCTCTACCAAATCCAACTTTACTTGTTGGGTATGGTAGAACATCTGATTGGAATACCAACACTGCTGGTCCTCCTAGTCCAATTGATAATTTTAATTACAGCAATCATGCTTATGATACGATGCTGTTTGGTAGAAAAATTACTCCTGCCAATATTCGTAGAGTTATTAGAAGAGTTGATTGGGAACAAGGTAATGTATATGAACAATATCGTCATGACTATAGTGTAAATAATCTAACACCAACAACGGGATCAACCAGACTTTATGATGCAAGATATTATGTAATGAATTCTGATTTCAGAGTTTATATTTGTATTGAAAATGGAGCAGTGCCTTCAAATCCCTCTGGAAATTCATCCCAAGATGAACCAAATTTCACAGATCTAGAACCAACTAGGGCTGGTAATAGTGGTGACGGTTATGTTTGGAAGTATCTGTTTACAGTTGCCCCAGCAGATATTATTAAATTTGACTCAACTGAATATATTACTTTGCCACCAAATTGGTTAACTAGCATTGATCCACAAATTTCAGTTATTCGTGATAATGGTGATTCTGAAATAAATAACAATCAGTTAAAAACAGTTTCAATTAAGAATGCTGGATTTGGTTATGGTCTAGGTCTTGATGTTGAACTAGATGTTCTTGGTGATGGAGTTGGAGGAAAAGTTGTTGTTTCCACTGATACTAGTGGAAGAATAACTAATGCTCAAATATCTGCTGGTGGTAAGGGATATAGTTACGGTGTTATTGATCTTGGTCCTATTCAAAGTGGTAGTTTAACTGAATTTGCTGAATTAATTCCAATTATTCCACCATCTAAAGGTCATGGATATGACATATATAAAGAACTTGGATCAGAAAAAGTTTTAGTTTACTCACGTTTTGATGATTCAACTAAAAACTTTCCAACAGATACTCAATTTGCACAAGTTGGTATTGTAAAAAATCCAACATCTCTTGGATCTACATCTAATTTTTCTTCTAATGACTTTAGTGCAACAGGTCAAATTAAAGTTGTAAATCCATCTGGCAGTTTAGTTGTTGGTAATACGATTAAGCAAATTGTAGGAACCACAACAGCTGTTGCATACGTTGCATCTTTTGATGAAGAAACAAATATAGTTAAATATATTCAAGATAGAACACTTTACTTTAATAAGACCACTGGGACACAACGCGATTATATTGGTGTTACTTCTGAATCAAAATATGCTAATTTTGAATCATCTGCAGAATCTATCACAACAGATGGTGGATTCTCAGCATCTGTTGACACCTCATTTACTGGAATTACAACAATCATTGGTAACAACGTTATCAATCTAGGAGTTAATTTTACAGATGGAATCGCAGACTCTCAGATAAATAAGAGGTCAGGTGAAATAATATATCTAGATAATAGGCCAACAATTGCGAGAAACTCTCGTCAAAAAGAAGACATTAAAGTAGTACTGGAATTCTGAAACAATGGCACAAAAGACAAATCTAAACACAACCCCATATTTTGACGATTTTAACGAAAACGATAATTTCTATAAGGTTCTGTTTAAGCCAGGGTTTCCAGTTCAGGCCCGAGAGTTAAATAATGCACAGTCTATTCTCCAAAATCAAATTGAACAATTTGGAGATCATTTTTTCAAGGATGGTTCTGTTGTAATTCCTGGTGGACTTACATACGATAGTGAATATTATGCGATAAAGATTAATCCAGAATATCTTGGTGTTTCAGTTTCAACATATGCTAAAAGTTTTATTGGCACGGAAATTTTAGGACAAACTTCTAGAGTAACTGCATCTGTTGTAAATGTACTATTTGAAGAAGACTCAATCGATAATCAACTGACATTATATGTCAAATATTTAAACTCTAGTGAAGATGGTGCTTTCTCAACATTTTCTGAAAGTGAACTCCTTCTTGGAGAAGAGGATGTAACTTATGGAAATACAACTATTTCCCAGGGAGCTCCCTTTGCTCAGGTTGTTGCACAAGATGCAGCTTCTATTGGATCGGCAATTTCTATCGCTGATGGTGTTTATTTTATTCGTGGATTCTTTGTAAACGTATCTGCACAAACTATTTTACTAGATCAATATACCAACACTCCAACATATAGAGTTGGTTTAGAAATTATTGAAACAACTGTAAATTCAAATGAGAATACAAAACTATTTGACAATGCCGCTGGATTTAATAATTTCTCAGCTCCTGGAGCAGATAGATTCAAGTTTGAATTACAACTTTCTAAAAAATTATTAACTGATACAGATGACAAATCATTTGTAGAACTTTTAAGACTTGATGGTGGTGAACCCGATCAAGCAGAACCAAAAACTCAATATAATAAAATTAGAGATTATCTCGCAAAAAGAACGTATGAGGAATCTGGTGATTACGTTGTAGTCCCTATGGACCTCACTATGGATGAGTGTCTAAACGATGAACAGGGTAATGATGGCGTCTATGAGCGTACTCAAACCACTAGAGATGGGAATATACCCTCAGACGATTTAATGTGCCTTACAGTAGGTCCTGGTAAGGCATATGTAAGTGGATATGACATTGATATAACTGGATCAAGAGTTATTGATATTCCCAAACCAAGAGCGACTAAGAAAGTTGATGATTCTTTAGTTTCATTTGATCTTGGTTCAATTCTATTAGTAGAAAATGTACATGGTACACCAGTAATCGGTCTTGATAAGGATTCCACTCATGTAATTGATCTTTATGATCAAAGAAGAAATAGTACTACTGCTGGTACTGGTGAAAAAGTTGGTGAAGCTAGATTATATTCTTTTGCTCCAAGAAATTCATATTCCAATAATAATAGTAATTGGGAACTAAGATTATATGATATTCAGACTTACACTGAATTGACTCTGAATGAGGTATATCAATACTCTAAAGGTACTTATTTCAAAGGAAATAGTAGTGGTGCTAGTGGATATGCTGCTGAAGCTTGGTCAAGTGGTGATAAAGTAAAACTTCATCAAACTTCTGGAACTTTTGCTGAAGGTGAAACTATCAGTATTGATGGTACAAATGAATTTCCAAGAACTATCAAAGATATAATAGTTTATGATATTAATTCAGTAAAATCTGTATATCAGGACGCATCAACTCTTGGTTTAACTGCTGATTTTGTTGCAGATACACTTCAGAGAGGTAGAGTCGCTCCTAGATTTACTAGAAGGGATACTATTCAAGTTTCTGCTGCAGGAACTGTAACTTCTCCAGGTAATAAGTTTACTGGAATTGCAACTAATTCAATTATTAGATATCAAAATCCAGAATATGATAGAGTTGTATTCAACCGTGTAAGTGCAGTTGCTGCTGATGGAAATTCAATGACAGTTGTGGCCGTACCAACGGTCGCTGGTGTTGTTACTGGAACTCTACCATCTAGCACAATTGAAACTGGATTTAGAATTGGCGAGACAAGATTTGATCAAGGTGATAATGGGGGATCATTATTTTTACCATTAGATCAGGTAAATATTGCATCCGTTGATATTTCTAAATCAAATCTTACAATTTATGAGCAAATACTTGCACAATCAACAAATACCTTAGGTGAAATGTCCATCAACATTAGTAATGTTGGTGTAACAAGTTCATTTTTTGATGCCTTTGATGGTGAAAGATATGTAATAACATATTCAGATGGATCTACCGAAAACCTGAGATCTGAACAGGTTACAATTAATAATGATGGAACTATTGTCTCTTTTACAGGTCTAAACAAAAGTGAAAGTAATGTTACTGTTCTGGTAACAGCTAAAAAGAAAGGATTGCAATCAAAATTAAAAGAGTGGACAAGAAGTACAAAACTAACTGTAGACAAGTCTAAATTAAGGAGTTCTGGAATCACTACAGGAACAGTGAATGGAATGACCCATAACGCTTTCTATGGACTTAGAGTTGAAGACGAAGAAATTTCACTGAATTATCCCGATGTTGCTCAAATTCTTGCTGTATATGAATCAAAAACATCAGTAGCTCCAACATTAGATGCATTGACATTTGAAACTGGACTTGGATTGGACACCAACTCAATTGTTGGAGAATATCTTCTTGGACCCAATAATACTGCTGTAGCACAAATAATTACAAGAGTATCACCAATTAAAGTTGAAGTTGTATATCTGAATGATGAGAGATTCTCTGTGGGCGAAACTCTCACATTTCAAGAATCTAGAATTGAAGCAACTATTCAGTCAGTCCTTGATGGTAGGTATGTAGATCTAACTGAGCAATATGTTCTTGATGATGGTCAAAGACCAGATTTCTCTGATTATTCAAGATTGGTTAGAGTTGAAAATAAAGTTCCAACAAAACAATTGTTAGTTATTTTCAATCATTATACTATCCCAGATAGTGATGATGGTGATGCTTTTACTGTATTATCTTACGGTGCAGATAGATTCAAGAATGATATACCAGATATTTTTGAACCAAATAATTTCAATCAATTTAGTTTTGCGAGAGCGTCAGATACATTAGACTTTAGACCAAGAGTTGCTCCTTTCGGAACTGAAGCTGGAAAATCACCATTTGATTATGATTCTAGAGATTTCTCAGGTACTGGTTCTTCTTCACCATTGATTCCAAAAGACTCTGAAAGTTCTTTCCTTAGTTATGAGTATTATTTGGGTAGAATGGATAGAATCATTCTAACTCCAGAGGGTGAAATTGAAGTTGTTACGGGTACTCCATCTGACGATCCACAAGTACCTTCAGTTGTCGAAGACTCTATGACTTTGGCAACATTGGAGTCTCCACCATATGTTTATGACATTGAAGATACTGAACTAACTCTCGTTGATAATAAGCGTTTCACAATGAGAGATATCGGTGCTCTTGAAGATAGAATTGAAAATCTTGAAGATACCGTGTCTCTTTCAATACTTGAAAATGATACCAGATCTTTACAAATTACAGATGCTGATGGGTTGAACAGATTCAAAACTGGGTTCTTTGCTGATGATTTCACAAATGATGACTTATTCGATGAAGAATTAACAACAATGGTTGTGGATCCTGGTATCGAACAACTTTCATGTGAAGCTTTCCAAGTATCTTTAACTCCACAGTTGCAGTATCAAAAACAAAATGATGTTAATACTCTAGATCTATCATCTAATGATCCATTGTTAGATACAAATTGTCAAAAAACAGGAAATGTTGTAAGTCTAAAATATGAAGAGATTGAATATCTAAAGCAAGCATTTGCAACTAGAGTTGAGAATGTAAACCCATTCAGTGTTATTGATTATATTGGTACTATTAAATTAGAACCAGCACAAGATACTTGGACAGAAACTAGGGTTAAGAATAAAAAGGTAGTTAAGAAAAAGTTCAAGACTGTAAACAAAAAAAGTACAAACGTTGTTAATAAATTCAAGGTTGGAAAACCAAAAAATGGTCCGTCTTCAATGAAGACTACGACCAAGAAGAAAACAAAAGTATCAAAGTCAAAAGATACTAAAATTACCAACGTTTCTACAAAAATTAAGTCAAAGACTAGTCAAGCTAAGTATATGAGACGTAGAAACGTCTCATTCTTTGCTGAAACATTGAAACCTTTTACAAGATATTATGGTTTCTATGATGGATCCAAAAAAGTAAGAGTTCTTCCCAAATTGGTAGAAATTGACAATGTTCAAGGATCTTTCCAAGTTGGCGAAATTTGCGAAATTTGGAATAGAAGATCTCTAAAATTTGTTGATGGTGTAGGTAATCTAAACGTTGAAGATAAGTTTGATGACGTTGTAGATGATCCTAAGGGTAAGAAGTTTAGGAAGGCTCGTAGAAGAGCTGTTGTTAGACTTGCTCAACCAAATCACAAGTCTGGAGAGATTAAAAACCCAGACCAGGTATATACTTTTAATCCATATGATAGAGATCAAGACATTAGTAAGTTAACCACTTACAATAGTTCTTCTACATTTTTGAATTTAGATACACTTGGAATGTCTCGTCAACAACAAGGTAAGTTCTTTGGAAACTTCTGGTCAAATTTTGTAATTATCGGTAGAACCAGTGGTGCAGTTGCACAAGTACAACGAAAGAGGTTGATAAGTGATGGTGTTGGAAGTTTGTATGGAAACATTGCATTTGCTGGCCCAAAAAATAAGAATAGAAGATTTAAGACAGGAACCAAAATATTCAAAATAACTAATGATAATAAGGATACAGATCCGTTACCTGGAGCACTCACGCATTCTGATGCAGAAACTCCATTCACCTCTTCAGGGACAATTATCAGAACTACATTAACAACAACAATCAAAAAACTGGTAACAACCACGAAGAATGCGGTTACGACTGTAACTAAAACTAATGTCTTTAGGATGCAAAAGCTTCCACCTCCACAAATTATTGTGCGGCAGACCATCATTAATAGAACTATTATTAGAAGAGTAAGAAGGAGAGATCCTCTAGCACAGTCATTCACAACAGATAAGAAAGGTGCATTCATTTCTTCTGTTGACATTTATATGGCAACAAAAGACAACAAAGCACCATTGACTGTTGAATTGAGAACAATTCAATTAGGTCTACCAACACTACAACTTGTTTCTCAAGAAGCACAAGTTGTTCTTCAACCATCACAAGTGAATATTTCTGATGATGCTAGTGTTGCTACTAGAGTTACTTTCTCAGCACCAATTCCTGTTGAACCAGAAACTGAATATTGTATTGTACTTCTAGCACCAACTTCGGTCAAGTATAATGCCTGGATTGCAAAACTTGGAGAGAAAACTATAAACACTGCAGAACTATCTGGGCCTGAATCTCAGCAATATACTAGACAGTATGGTGCTGGTTCACTGTATAAGTCACAGAACGGTTCTATTTGGACACCATGTCAATTTGAAGACATGAAGTTCCGAGTTAATAAGTGTAAGTTTTTAGCTGAGAATGGAACTGTTACATTCCATAATCCAGATATTGATAGAGACGGTGATCTACTTCCTGACATGCCAGAAGATCCAATTAAATCTCTACCAAGAAATCTTGATGTTGGTATTACAACTGTATTGACACAAGGGATGAAGGATATTCTACAGATTGGTAGAAAGGTCGGAACTGGATCACTTGTTACTGGTGTAATTGGTAATGTTGGTGGAACTATCCAATCTATTAAAGCTAATTTGCCTGGTATTGGATATTCTAATGGTACTTACAATAATGTAAACTTCTTCTCATTATCTGGTGATGGATCTGGAGCAACAGGTTCAGTAACAATTGCTGATGGTATTTTATCTTCAGCGTCAATTGCAAATACTGGAACTGGTTATATTGCTGGTGAATCTCTTGGTATTACCACAGCAGATGTGACTAAAGGAACTGGGGCTCAGATATCAATTTCTGATATCAATGGTGTTGATACACTATATCTTACAAATGTTCGTGGTGAACATCTTACTGTTGATGACCCACTAGTTTACTATGATAATAGTGGAAATGCACAAACTTTGAATACTGGTGTTACAACAGCAGTTAGAACTTCAATTATTTCTGATGAATTATATTCAGGTAATGTAATTGAAATTCTTCATCCAAGTCATGCACTAAAAGATATTCGCAATCTTGTTGATATCTATAACGTAGATCCAACAAGAATTCCTTCAGAATTAAATCAAGATATTAACGCCACTGTAACATCTATTGGAGTTGCTGACACTTCACCTTATGGAACATTCCAAGGTGTATCTACTTCTGCTGGATATGTATTGGTTGATAATGAAGTCATGTATTACAATAGCATTGGTAATGGTACTCTTGGAATAGCCACAAGAGGTGCAGAAGGAACCACGGCCGTTAGACATGCATCTGGAGACGAAGTGTATCCATATGAATTCAATGGCGTTTCACTGACTCAAATCAATAAAGTTCATAATATTCCTGCCGCAGTAGTTTTCCAAGCAAATAAAACTATTGATACTTACTATGTAGAAATTGACAGGGGGAATAGAAGAGATGGTCCAAACATGTTGAATTTTGAGAGTGAATTTATTGCTGGTGGTGATGAAGTATTTGCTTCTGGTAATATTCAGTATGACAGACTAAATACCAGACTTGATATTGTTACTCCTAAGAGAACCAGAATTAAAACTCGCGTGAGAACAGTTTCTGGAACTAGTGCTGGTGGTGTTGAACCATCTTTTGTTGATCAAGGATTCGTGTCAGCTGAACCAAATGCAACTATATTGTTTAGTAGACCTCAAATGGTTTGTTCAAAAGTAAATGAAGATGCAAATGTAACAGGTCTGCCAAGAAACAAATCACTTACAGTTGAAATTGATCTTCAGAGTAGAGATTCTAATTATTCTCCATTCATCTATCTTGATAACTGCACTATTGACTTTGATAGATCTAGAATTGACAACCCAATCAGTGATTATACGACTGATTCCAGAGTAAATTCCTTAGAAGATGATCCTCATGCTGCAATATATGTTTCTGAAAGGATTGACCTGAAAAACCCTGCAACTTCACTTAAGTTGTTGACAGCAGCTTATGTTGATTCCACTGCAGACATCAGAGCACTTTTCAGAACATTCCCAGTTGATAGTGGAAACACAGAACCAGCATTTGTTCTATTCCCTGGATTTGATAACTTAACTGATACTGATGGTGATAATTTTGGTGATGAAATCATAGATCCAACTAAAAATTCTGGTAAACCAGATCAACAGGTTATTCCTGTTATATCCGATGAAATGAGAGAGTATCAATTTAGTATTGATGAGTTACCACCATTTACTGCATATCAGATAAAGATTGTGTTTAGTGGAACAAATGAGTGTCTTGCTCCTAGAATGAATGATCTCAGAACCATTGCATTAGCATAAAATGTCGGAATATATTAAAGTAGATCAAGACTCCAGTTTGTATAAAAATATGCACACTGGAGCAGTGATCAATATTGATGATCAAGGGTATGAAAATTACATGAGAATGAAAAGAAAAAAAGAAAGGAAAGATGAAGAGATTGATCAACTTAAAGATGAACTCTCTGAAATAAAGGGACTATTGAAGACTCTCATTGAAAATAATAATAAATAGTCAAGAGCCCTGATGAACTTGTAAGATGGCAGTATATTCACACAACTTGATTATCAATCAAGGTGCTGATTTTACTAAAAATTTCACCATTGAAGATGCGTCAACAAACTCACCCAAGAGTTTGGTTGGATATGCTGTTAGTGCTCAATTAAGAAAGACTCCAACGTCATCTTCAAAACACACTTTCATTTCAACAGTGACAAGTGATAGTGGTGGAAATGTTCGTATTTCTTTAGGTGCAACAGAAACATCTGCCATAAAAAGTGGTAGATATGTTTATGATGTTGTAATTAATAGTGGAATAGACACTGTGAGTGGTATTTCTACAACACTTAGAGTTGTTCAAGGTTCCGCGATTGTTAATCCTGGAATTACCCGATAATGGCTGGAATAACTACAGTCACAACTGAGGATAACTCTACTGCAACTACAGTTTTATTAAATAATAGGACTGATAAATCAGTTTCATCTCTTGATGATACCAGCAAATCCGTAAAAATTTTACTGAATAATTAATTTGGAGTAAAATGGCATCACCATCTACAAGACAAGAATTAATAGATTACTCTCTACGAAAACTTGGTGCGCCAGTTTTAGAAATCAACGTAGATGATGACCAGATAGACGATTTGGTTGATGATAGTATTCAATATTTTCAAGAGCGTCATTATGACGGATCTCAAAAAACGTATCTAAAATATCAAATTACACAAGATGATATTGATAGGGGAAGGGGTCCAGGTAGCTCTGCAAGCAGTGGAATTTCAACTACAACAGTAGCAGATTCTGTTGGAGTAACAACACAATTTTCATATGAAGAGAATAATAACTATATCAAAGTACCAGATTTTGTTATAGGAATCAATAAAATTTTCAAATTTGACACTAGTTCTATTTCTGGTGGCATGTTTAGTATTAAATATCAACTATTTTTAAATGATCTTTACTTTTTTAGTAGTGTTGATCTACTAAATTATTCAATGACAAAAAGATATCTAGAAGATATTGATTTCTTATTAACTACCGACAAGCAAATTAGATTTTCAAAGAGATCTGGCAGATTATATCTAGATATTGATTGGACTGCTCAGACAGCTGGGGATTATCTTGTTATTGAATGTATTCGTGCTTTGAATCCATCAGATTTTAATGAAATATTTAATGATACTTGGGTAAAAAGATACACGACTGCTTTAATTAAAAGACAGTGGGGTGCGAACATGATGAAATTTAGTGGAACCAAACTACCTGGAGGTGTTGAACTTAACGGTAGACAATATTATGAAGATGGAAATTCAGAAATAAGAGAAATAGAAGATAAGATGGCTAGTTATTATGAACTACCTCCCATGGACATGATAGGATAATGGCAAGAAATCCCTATTTTCTACAAGGATCAAAGCAAGAGCAATATTTGCTTCAAGATCTAATCAATGAGCAATTAAAGATCTATGGGATAGATGTATATTATATCCCAAGAAAAATAATTGGCACCGAAACTCTCTCAAGAGAAGTAACGATGTCTAAATTAGATGATAATTTTATCATTGAAGCATATCTCGATAACTATGAGGGATATGGTGGTAATACTGATATTATGACCAAGTTTGGAATAGAACTTAGAAATGAAATTTCTTTGACTATTTCAAGAGAAAAATTTGATACTTATATTGTAGAGTTTTTAAAAGACTTAAAAGAACAAGATGCCAGTGAAATCATACTAGATAGCAGACCTAGAGAAGGTGATGTAATATATTTCCCACTTGGTGAAAGACTATATGAAATTAAAAATGTTGAGCATGAAAAGCCATTCTTTCAATTAGGTGAAAATTACGTTTATCAATTACAGTGTGAACTTCTTAGACTTGAAGATGAGATTATTAATACTGGAGTTGCTGAGATTGATGACGCAGTTATTGATGAAGGATATATTACTACAATAAATCTTACAGGATCTGGTGTAAATGCTACTGCAACTGCTGGTATTGCGTTGACTGGAGCAGTTAGAAAAATTGAACTTAATAATGATGGATATAACTATACATCAGTTCCAACGGTAGCAATTTCAACTGCACCTGTAGGTGGAACAAATGCAACAGCTGTTGCAATAACAACATCCAACTCTATTCTGGAAGTTCTTATTACAAATGCTGGTGCAGGATATACAGTAGTTCCAACTGTCACATTTAGTGGTGGCGGTGGTATTGGAGCAGCTGCAACAGCAATTCTTGGTGATGGATCTGTTCAAACACTCACCATTACAAACCCTGGATCACTTTATGTTACTGCTCCTGTAGTAACTATGGCTGGTTCAGCAAATACATCAATCGGTTCCTCTGCTGAAGTATTCTCCACGATTGGAACTGGTGGAACTATTACTGAAATGAAAATTAGAAATGCTGGATTTGGTTATACTGTGGCACCAACCGTAGGTATTTCTACAGCACCATCAATTGGAACTGGAGTCTTTGTTAGTAATGAAATTGTTACTGGAAGTCTATCTGGCACTACAGCAAGAGTCAAGAAATACGATAAAGATGCCAAGACCCTAGACGTGTACATAAATAGTGGTACGTTCACAGCTGGAGAAAATATTGTAGGCGCTACATCTAACGCCACGCATACAGTCTCCGCCTTTAAATCAGATCCTGGAATTCAAATAGAATTCGCTCAAAATGAAGAGATTGAAGACTTAGCTGATGATATCTTAGACTTCACAGAATCGAATCCCTTCGGTACATACTAATGTTAGGAACTTATTACTATCACGAAATATTACGAAAGACAATCGTTGCCTTTGGTACTATTTTTAATGATATTCATGTAAGACATACGAGTGATGACTCTGGAACAATTAGTGATATAAAAGTTCCTTTAGCATATGCACCTCAACAAAAATTTCTTGCAAGGTTAGAACAACAGGCACAACTCGATAGACCAGTTGCGATAACATTGCCAAGAATGTCATTTGAAATGTTGGGAATTACATATGATGCATCTAGAAAGTCAAATGTAACTAAAACTTTCAAAGCAGTAGATGGTGAAAATCTAAAGAAAGTATTTCTTCCTGTTCCTTATAACGTAGAATTTCAGTTATCAATATATTCAAAGTTAAATGAAGACGCTCTACAGATAGTAGAGCAAATTTTACCATACTTCCAACCATCTTTTAAAGTTAGTGTTGATTTGGTGAATTCAATAGGAGAGAAAAGAGATATTGCAATTACATTAAATAATATCAATATGACTGATGAATACGAAGGGAATTTTCAAACCAGAAGAGCTTTAATTTATAATTTAACGTTTACTGCTAACACATATCTATTTGGTCCTATAGCAGAAAGCACTGATGGACTAATTCGTAAGGTTCAAGTTGATTATCATACTCAAACTGATACAGATTCAGCTAAACGTGAAATGAGATATACCGCTGTTCCTGATCCTATTGATGCCAATCCTGGAGATGACTTTGGATTCAGTGAAACCATAGAAATGTTTAGTGATAGTAAGTCATTTAATCCCGCTTCAGGAACTGATTCATAATTAATACCATGCCTAAATCATTCGATAAAATTAGTGATTCTTTGAATACTGAAACTGATATTATAGATATCACTCCCAAGGAATCTGAAATTATTCCAGTTGTTTCTGATGAAAGAATTGAACAGTCTAAAAAAGACTATGAATATACAAGAGGGAATCTTTATTCTTTAATTGAAAAAGGTCAAGAAAGTTTAAACGGAATTATGGAATTAGCTCAGGAGTCAGATTCTCCTAGAGCATATGAAGTTGCTGGACAGATTATAAAAAGTGTTGCAGATACAACTGATAAACTTATAGATCTGCAGAAAAAAATGAAGGAACTAAATAAAGATGAGGACTCTGGTCCAAAATCTATTACAAATAATTCATTATTTGTAGGATCTACGGCAGAGTTAGCAAAATTTCTTAAGAGTCAGAAATGAATAGGTTTTTCAAAGAAGAAATACCGAATATGTCTGTAGGTGATGGTGGTTATTCCTCAGGGGGTGCATCACTTTCTCAAGCTGGTTTTGACTCTAAACTATGGAATTATGCTGTCGATCAAGATTTTCAAACACCTGATGAATCTGGATTAAATAAATGGAGATTTTCCAACGTATATCCAGTCTCAAGATTGTCAATGAAAAATGTTGATAACATGGTCAAATCTTCTAATAGATTTGTAAAAATAATGGATGAAAGGAATCGGGAGCAAGTAATGAACAATTTACAAAGCGGTCTTTCTGAGGAAACTGCCAAATGTAAAACTGGTTATTACTATTGCTTTACAGATAAAAAATGTAAGAAGATTCCTATGGGTCTTTACGTTGGTCGCGGTGGTTATCTTTCAAAAGATAATGACGACAGTGAAAATAAAAAGAAAAATGGTAATGGTAATGGCAACGTTTCTAATGGTAATGGTTCCAATGGTAATGGTGGTGCTGTAAGTGAAGAAGGGCTACGTGATTGGTTTGGTAAATCTAAATCAAAAGGTGGCAAAGGTGGATGGGTTAATGTTGTAACAGGTGGAACCTGTGCAAGTGACAAACCTCGGGAAGGAACTCCTAAGTGTGTTTCCTCAGAAAAAAGATCAAGTATGACTAAATCAGAAAGACTTTCTGCCCAAAAAAGAAAGAAAGCAGCAGATCCTGGCCAACAACAAAAATCTGGTGCAGCAAAACCAACTTACGTTCCTACTGACAAAAAGAAAATGAAGGAAGAAAAACTACTATCAGTTTCAGAAGCAAAAGATAAAAAAAGTAAAGGTAGTGGAACAAAAGACGCTTGTTATCATAAGGTCAAGTCTCGTTATTCTGTATGGCCCTCTGCTTATGCTTCTGGTGCTTTGGTAAAGTGTCGTAAGGCTGGTGCTGCTAACTGGGGTAATAGCACAAAAGAAGAAACAGAGATTGGTGAAGCATGTTGGAAAGGTTATGAGAAGAAAGGCATGAAGACTATGTTTGGAAAAAGATATCCAAACTGTGTCAAGAAAACTAAGAAAGAAGATGTAAATCTTAGTGATAATCTCAATCTACATGTAGAGGGTATGGGAAATGTTCGCTATTGCCCTCAGTGTGAAAAGAATGAGACTAGAGAAGAGTGTTCATATGGACCAAAAAACTGGGATATGAATTCAAGTCCTGTTGCTCTTGGATCAAATACATTTGATATTTCTTCTGTTACTCCATCAAATGAAGAGTATGTTGAAGAAAAATATGAAAGAATTCAAAAAATGGGAAGAACTTATACAATGTTTTTTACCTTTAGAGGTCAGTATAAGTCACTTCAATTTTTCTTTCCAACATCAAAGAGACCTTCTAGAGAAGATGTATTAATTCAACTCAGAAAAATTTTTCCTGAAGCTGTATTGGTAAATTTCTTTGAAAGAGATCGTATTGAAAGTGAACCGCTTGTAACTGTAGAAGGTGTTAAAAGTTTTGGAAATTTCATGACAGAAGGTGCAGCATGGACTAAGAAGTCTGGTAAGAACAAAGAAGGTGGTCTCAATGAAAAAGGACGTAAGTCTTATGAAAAAGAGAACCCTGGTTCTGATCTGAAAGCACCTTCTAAGGAAGTAGGTAACAAGAGAAGAGCATCATTCTGTGCAAGGATGAAAGGAATGCGTAAGAGACAAAAACCTTCCAATAACACAGGCGATGATCGTCTGTCAAAATCACTAAGAGCCTGGAATTGCTGATGAAAAACTTTAAACAATTCATGTCAGAGTCAGTCAATATCTCTGGCGACTTCAACGGAAACCTATACATCAACTCTCAAGATCAACAATCTCAAGAGGAAGTTGGTGAGAGTTATGTTGCCGATATCACTTGGCAAAATAGCATATATAGAATTGAGATGGTAACAAAGACTGGAATACCATCAAAGCAAGAATTGGCTGAAAAACTTCAGAGTGAATATCCTGGTGCAATGGTACATAACATCTATCCAGTAGAAGAAAAGAACTTTAATATTAAAAACGCAAAAAGATACCACCCTTCAAAACTGGAATGGATTGACTGATTATGGCACAGTGGAATAAGACTACTCAAGACTTCTTGAATCAAGAGAGAAGTCTCTTTGAGGTTTATAATATCGCAGATCACTGGGGAAACCAGACGGACTGGAGACCTCAGTTTTCTAATAATAATAGATTAAAGGTTTCTCCATATCAAACAGTCTTCTTCAATACCTTTCAGTACGGCAAAGAAACTGATGTATGGGATGAAAGATTAGTCGGAGTCGGTGCAACTGCTACCTTTAATGCATCATCCAGTAATGTAGTAATGGAGGTTGGTTCTGCTGCTGGTAGTAGTGTAGTTCGTCAGACCAAGAATGTAATGAGATACATTCCTGGTAGATCAACTACTCTTACATTTTCAATTCGTCTTGATACTCCGCAAGTTGGTATTCGTAGAAGGTTTGGATTGTTTGACGAGAATAATGGAGCTTATTTTGAGGATGATGGTGGAACTTATTCTTATGTAATTCGTAGTAATACGACAGGTATTGTTAGTGAAAGAAGAGTATACAGAGACGATTGAACGGTGAGAGTTTGATGGTAATGGATATACTGGTGTAACTGCTGATCCAACAAAACAGCAGTTGATTTCCATCAACTATGAGTGGTATGGTTCTGGTCTTGTAGAGTTTGCATGGTTAATGAAAAATGAGACAATTCCGTCTCATACATTTGAGAACTCAAATACTTTCGATACTGTTTGGTGTTCTACTCCATTCTTACCCATTCGTGTTCAGATTGAAAATGTAACTGGTGTTGCTGGAACTCATTACATATATCAGGGTTCTAATTCTCTGATTCAAGAAGGTGAACCAGAGAAACTTGGTATTCTTGAAAGTATTTCTAATCCAATTACTGGTACTACGATGTCAGCAGCAAATACTTTTTATCCAGTTGTAAGTTTAAGATTGAAAGATAGTCAGTTAGCTGCTGTTGCTCTGATTAGATCTCTACAAGCAGCAACGAATGATAATACTAATATCTATTGGAGATTAATTGAGAACCCAACTCTAACTGGCGCAAGTTGGACAGATGATCCAGATCCAAACTCCTTTATGCAGTATGACACAAGTGCTACTGCCATGACTGATGGAAATATTATCTTGAGTGGATTTACAATTTCTGGTGGATCGGCTCTAACTAATATTGATGAAAAAGCACAACTACAAATTGGTAGAAGTGGTATTGGTACTATAAGTGATATCTACACTCTTGCTTGTGCATCACCTAATACTAATAAAAAAGCACTTGGCATATTGAACTGGATTGAACAAAGGTAATTAATTATGAGTGAAAGCATTTATCTTGGTAATCCTAATCTAAAAAAAGCAAATACAAAGATTCAATTTTCTGAAGATGATATTCGGGAATTCTTGAAGTGTAAAAAAGATCCTGTATACTTTGCTAAAAATTATATTAAGATCGTTTCTCTAGACGAAGGGCTTGTACCATTTAAGATGTACAAGTTCCAAGAGAAACTTGTAAAAAACTTCCATAAGAATAGATTCAACATCTGTAAGATGCCACGTCAGACTGGTAAGTCTACAACATGCGTGTCTTATCTACTTCATTATGCCGTCTTTAATGATAATGTTAATATTGCCATCTTAGCAAACAAAGCAGCTACTGCAAAAGATCTTCTTGGAAGGTTGCAACTTGCATATGAAAATTTACCAAAGTGGATGCAACAGGGTATTGTTTCTTGGAATAAACAATCATTAGAATTGGAGAATGGATCTAAAATCATAGCTGCATCTACATCTGCATCTGCTGTTCGTGGTGGTTCTTATAATATTATCTTTCTTGATGAGTTTGCTTTCATTCCAAATCACATTGCTGATCAATTCTTTGCCTCTGTTTATCCCACTATCTCGTCTGGTAAAAACACCAAGGTAATTATTGTTTCAACACCACATGGTATGAATCACTTCTACCGAATGTGGCATGATGCAGAAAGAAGTAAAAATGAATATATACCAACTGCAGTACACTGGTCTGAAGTTCCTGGAAGGAACGCTAAGTGGAAAGCTCAAACTATTTCCAACACATCAGAGCAACAGTTTAAAGTTGAGTTTGAATGCGAGTTCTTAGGATCTGTTGATACTCTTATTGATGTAACTAAACTAAAGAATTTAGTATATGATGATCCAGTAAAAAGAAATAAAGGATTAGACATTTATCAAGATCCTATAAAGGATCATAATTATATGATGACGGTTGACGTTGCTAGAGGAGTAGAACGTGACTATTCAGCTTTCATTGTATATGATATAACACAATTTCCATATAGGATAGTTGCAAAATATAGAAATAATGAAATAAAACCGATGGTATTTCCAAGTATCATCAAACAAGTTGCAGACGGATATAATCAATCATATGTTTTAGTTGAAGTCAACGATATTGGTGATCAAGTTGCATCTATTCTTTATTTTGATCTTGAATATGAAAATTTGCTAATGTGTTCTATGAGAGGTAGAGCAGGGCAAGTAGTTGGATCTGGATTTTCTGGCAAAAAATCTCAATTGGGTGTCAGAATGACATCAGCAGTAAAAAAATTGGGATGTTCTAATTTAAAAACTTTATTGGAAGATGATAAACTCATAACAAATGATTATGATATTATTTCTGAACTAACTACGTTTGTTCAAAAGAGACAATCATTTGAAGCTGAAGAAGGATGTAATGATGATCTAGCGATGTGTTTAGTCATATTCTCATGGTTAGTTGCACAAGATTATTTCAAAGAAATGACTGATAATGATGTTCGTAAAAGAATTTATGAAGAGCAAAAAAATCAAATCGATCAAGATATGGCTCCGTTTGGTTTTATCTCTGATGGTCTAGATGCTGTAAGTGAAGTTGATAATGATGGAGATAGATGGTTTGCCGATGAATATGGTGATAGATCATATATGTGGGATTATAAGTAGTGGATATTGAAGACTCATTTGAGTTAGAACATCTTCTTTTCAATGAAAGGCAATGTAGATCTTGCTACCAAACAAAAAATTTATTAACTGATTTTTATCTTACTAGAAAAGATAGAGGATCTTTTCCATCGGCATATTCATACGAATGTAAAGAATGCACTATAAAAAGAATTCAAAAATCTCGAAATAAAAACAAACTTTCAAAAAACGAATATCCAGACTGGTAGTATGTTCATGCATTGTTTCCCCATGATAGAGGTACTTTTTAATAAATAACTTTAGATTAATATCGGACACCAAAAGGAGACATCAATGGCGCTAAATTTAGCATCTCCTGGTATTGTTGTAAGAGAGGTAGATCTTACTTTAGGAAGAGTAGATCCCGTATCTGATAAAGTTGCTGCTCTTGCAGCACCTTTTGCACAAGGACCAGTAGAAGTTCCAACCCTAATCCAGAATGAATCCGATTTGCTAGCTAACTTTGGCAAATCATATGATGCTGACAGGCATTATGAAAACTGGATGGTCGCATCTTCATATCTCGCATATGGCGGATCACTAAGGGTCATCAGAGTAGATGACGCAGATATGAAGAACTCTTTCTTCGGATCTGGTACTGCACCAAAAATTAAAAGTTTAGATCATTATAATGATCTAGGTTACGAAGATAATATTATTCCTGGAATTACTTTCGCATCTAGAAATCCTGGATCATGGGGTAATGGTTTAAAAGTTGCAATTATTGACTCAGCAGCTGACCAAAGACTTAGTGGAATCGCACTAACTGGCATTACAGTTGGCATGGGCGTAAGTCAAGTTGTCCCTGCTGGAACTGTTGTTCCTGGAGCTGGATCAACTTCTGTGTTGGATGGTGCATTTAAAGGAATTGTAACTAAAGTAGGCGCAGACTTTGTTGATGTTAAATTTGTTCAGCATGAGAGTGCTGCTGGAGTAACAACACAAGTCGATTATCAAGAAAACGGAATTTATAGATTCACTGGTGATGTAAGAATTATTAATTCTTCTGGTGAAGGTGTAACTGGTGGCAATGAAATTTCCTCAACATTAGCATCAGTTGGTCTTTCAACTGGAGTTACTTCTATTCCCCTTGCAATCAATCCAACAACATCAGATATTGTTGCAAGTGATCTTCTTTCTATTCCTCACCTTGGATATGGTCTAACAGTTACTGGAGTTGGAACAACTGCCGTAACAATTAGTTCTTTTGCTGGATTCAGCACATCTGTTGCTGGTCCTGCTAGTGGAACTCTTCCTGTTGGTACTGGAGTAACAGTAGCACGTTCTGTTAGATCTAATTCAGCTTCTGATTGGTTTGATCAGCAAAAGATTAGTTATACTGGTGGAGAAATTTTCTGGAATCAAATTTCTGATCGTCCAGGAACTTCAGAATATGCTGAAAATAGAAATTCTAGATTTGATGAACTTCATCTAGTTGTCATTGACGACGATGGATCACAATCAGGTAATCCTGGAACTATTCTTGAGAAGCATCTCAGTCTATCTAAAGCAAATGATGCTCAGTTTGAAAGCGGATCCGCATCTTACTATAGATCATATGTTGCTAGTGGTTCTGGTTACTTCTTCGCTGGTGGACAACCTGATGGAGCTGTAGCAAGTGACTTTAAACTTGCAACTGGGCAAGGATTTACTGCAGTAACAGACATTGCATGGGACCAAAACGCTTCTGGAATTTCTTTCGCAGGATTCGGTAACACTACTGCTGCTCTAGCAGGTGGTCTAAACTACAACGGAACAAGTGGTCTATCAACCACAACTTCACTTGCAGCAGATATCTCAAGTATTGCTGCTGGATATGACCTTCTAAGCAACCCTGATGAGTACACTGTAGACTTCATCCTTCAAGGATCTGGAAACTACACTAAAGAACAATCTCAGGCAATTGGTCTAAAAGTCATCGAAGTTGCAGAGAAGAGAAAGGATGCTGTTGCATTCCTATCACCACACAGAGCTGCCCTATTCAATGATAGTGCAACTGAAGCGGTTGTAAGACCTGTTGATACAATTACCGATAACGTAATTGGTCACTTTACACCAATCACTTCATCCTCATTTGCAGTGTTTGATAGTGGTTATAAGTACATGTATGACAGATTCTCTGACAAATTCCGTTATATCCCACTAAATGGAGATACTGCTGGAACTTGTGCAAGAACTGATATCAATGATTTCCCTTGGTTCTCACCCGCAGGAACAGAAAGAGGAGCTATCCTAAACGCTGTCAAACTTCCTTATAATCCAGGTAAGGTTCAGAGAGATCGTCTCTATAGCAATAGAATTAATCCCATAACCTTTATTCCTGGTTCTGGTATTGTTCTATTCGGAGATAAGACTGGATTCGCTAAAGCTTCTGCTTTCGATAGAATCAACGTTCGTAGATTGTTTATCTTCCTAGAAAAAGCAATCTCCTCTGTAGCAAGAGATCAACTCTTTGAATTCAACGATGAGATTACCAGAACTAGTTTTGTTAACTCTGTTGAACCTTTCCTAAGAGAAGTTCAATCCAATCGTGGAATCCAAGATTTCGTTGTTGTATGTGACGAAAGCAACAACACTTCTGCTGTAATTGATCGTAATGAATTCGTTGCTGATGTGTTCGTCAAACCAGCACGCTCAATCAACTTCGTTGGACTCACCTTCGTGGCAACACGAACTGGTGTGTCATTTGATGAAGTCATCGGAAACGTTTAATTAGGGGTCTAAACCAAAATGGCATCAAAAAATCAACAAAATCCTCCCGCATTAAGGACTATTTCCGATTTCAAGAATAAATTGCAGGGCGGCGGGGCCCGACCCAATTTATTTGAAGTTGTACTCGCATTCCCTGGAGATTTGAGTATTAGCAACAATGTCGTCAATGAAGCAAGATTTATGGTAAAGGCAGCTGCGCTGCCTGCATCAAATATTGCTCCTATTGATGTTGCTTTCCGTGGTCGTCTACTCAAAGTTGCTGGAGACAGAACCTTTGATACCTGGACAATCACTGTTCTCAATGATACTGATTTTGGAATCAGAGGAGCATTTGAAAGATGGATGAATTCGATCAATCGTGTCACTGATGCGACTGGTGCAGTCAATCCTTCTGATTACCAAGCTGACGCTTTCGTATATCAACTAGATAGAGATGGAAGTGTACTTAGAAAGTACAAGTTCCATGATGTTTTCCCAACAAACATTTCTCAGATCGATCTATCATATGATTCCTCTGATACTCTAGAAGAATTTACTGTCGAACTACAAGTTCTATTCTGGACAGCAGCTGCTGATAATGCAGGTGGTGGCGCTGGAGACATTAACTAAGATCGCTAAATAATCTTAGTAAGACAGCAAATTTTATAAAATGGCGAGACTTTTTGGATTCTCTATTGAAGATAACGAAAAAAAATCTAAAAGTATAGTGTCCCCTGTCCCCGTGAATAACGAGGATGGGGTTGATCATTATATTGCTAGTAATTTTTATGGTCAATATTTGGATTTAGAAGGTGTATATAAATCAGAGTTTGAATTAGTAAAAAGATATCGTGAAATGGCGCTTCATCCAGAAGCAGATACTGCGATTGAAGATGTTGTAAATGAAGCTATTGTCAGTGATCTCAATGACACTCCTGTTACTATCAATCTTGATAACCTTCCAGCTAGCGATGGTATTAAGAAAAGAATTAGAGAAGAATTTAAAGTAATCAAAGACTTAATGAACTTTGATGCTAAATCACATGAAATTTTTAGAAATTGGTATGTTGATGGAAGACTTTATTATCATAAAGTAATTGATATTAAAAAACCTGAAGAAGGCATTCAAGAACTAAGATATATTGATCCTCTTAAGATGAGGTATGTTCGTGAAGAAAAAAAATCTAAGCAAGATAATAATGGTAATGCAGTTTTTAGAAATCCAAACGGAATTGCTCAAAAGGAAGTAGTTCAGTTTCCTGAAATTGAAGAATACTTCATGTTTATGCCAAGACCAACTTATGCTGGTGGAATGGGTGATAGATATTCTGGAACAAAGGGAATTAAATTTTCTAAAGATTCAATCACATATTGCACGTCTGGTCTTGTAGATAGAAACAAGGGTATAGTTCTTTCATATCTACACAAAGCAATCAAGTCACTCAATCAACTCAGAATGATTGAAGATTCTCTGGTCATCTATAGATTATCTAGAGCTCCAGAGCGTAGAATTTTCTACATTGATGTTGGTAATCTTCCTAAAATAAAAGCGGAACAATATCTAAAAGATGTAATGAACCGCTATCGTAATAAGTTGGTTTACGATGCATCGACTGGAGAAGTTCGTGATGATCGTAAGCATATGAGTATGCTTGAAGATTTCTGGTTGCCTCGTAGAGAGGGTGGTCGTGGTACAGAAATTACCACACTTCCTGGTGGTCAAAATCTTGGAGAACTCAGTGATGTTGCTTATTTCCAAAAGAAACTATACAGATCATTAAGTGTACCTGAATCCAGAATTGGTGCTGAGGGTGGATTTAATCTTGGTCGATCCAGTGAAATTTTGAGAGATGAACTCAAATTCTCTAAGTTTGTTGGTCGTTTAAGAAAGCGTTTCAGTAATATGTTTATTGATATGCTTAAGACTCAGTGTCTTTTAAAGAATATCTGTACACCCAAAGACTGGGTATCACTTGAAGAGCATATTCAATTTGATTATATCTACGATAATCATTTTGCCGAACTTAAAGAAAAAGAATTATTGGAAGGTAGAATGAGTTCTGCTCAATTAGCAGAACCATTTCTTGGAAAATATTATTCTGTTGAATATCTTCGCAGAAAAATTCTACATCAAACCGATGAAGAAATTATTGAAATTGATGAACAGATTCAAAAAGAAATTCTTAGTGGAATTTTACCTGATCCAAATGCACCTGTAGATGAAATGGGAAATCCAATTCCACAGGATTCTACTGGAATGGGCGAGATTCCTATGGATGAAAATCCAGATGATAGTGCATCCGAAGCCGATGGTCGAGCTGCTGAGATATAAATAGATTTAAGTTCTTATTTTATAATTCATGGACAATATTGTCGATTTAATTGCTAGTGGTGCCAGTGCGGCACAAATTAGTGATGAAATTAAAGATGCTCTCTACGGTAAATCCGCAGAAAAAATTGATTCTCTCCGCCCTTTAGCCGCAGCATCATTGTTTGGCAAAGATCAAGAAGAAGTTGAATTTGATGCAACAACAGAAACTGGAGAAGAATAATGGCAAGATCCCTTGTCTTAGGACCACAAACAAATTGCCCAACTAGTGTTGGAGCAGCATCTAGTTTCAGTTCAGCAACTGTTGTTCGCCTTTACAACAGTAATGCAGGTGATCAGTTAATTACCATTCTTGATGAAAATTTTCAAGGTATTGGTTCTATGACTATGCCAACTGGAACTGTAGAATATGTCGAGAAAAAGCATAAGGATTTGATCCTAGCTGGATCTACTGATGTAAAAGGAACCAAAGTAGGATTCACCGCATAAACAAATGAAACTTATTAGAGAAGAGATCGAACAGGTTGAAATTATCGTTGAGCAACGCAACGGTAAAAAGAATCTGTATATTGAAGGAGTTTTCCTTCAGGGTAATATGCCCAATAGAAACAAGAGAATGTATGACTGCTCTCTTCTAGAAAGAGAAGTGGGACGATACAACGAAAACTTTGTATCTAAAGGCAGAGCTCTTGGAGAATTGGGACACCCTGATGGCCCTTCTATCAATCTTGATCGAGTTTCCCATAAGATTGTTTCTCTTCAAAGAGAAGGAAATAATTTTATTGGTAAGGCAAAAATTCTTTCTACCCCAATGGGTAAAATTGCCGAATCTCTTCTAAATGATGGTGTCAAACTCGGAGTTTCTTCTCGCGGAATTGGAACACTTTCTCCTACTAAAGAAGGATATAGTTTGGTTAATGATGACTTTGCTTTAGCAACTGCTGCTGATATTGTAGCGGATCCTTCCGCACCTGATGCTTTTGTTGACGGTATTATGGAAGGTAAAGATTGGGTTTGGGATGGAGGAATTCTCCGCGAAAAACTTGCAGAAAGAACCTACAAGCAAATTAATACTTTGGTTGATCAGAAAAAATTGGAAGAAAATAAAATTAATCTATTCCAAAATTTTCTATCAAGTTTATAATTTATAAATAAGTATAGTCAACTTACCAATATAGATCTACTTTCGGAGAGTTTAAATGTCCGCTAATTTACAAGAAATGGATAACGTCGTGAGCAAAGGCGCAGCTGCTCCAGCACCAATGGTTGCTGGTGGAGCTCAAATCGAAGATCTCGGTGGTCCTACCCCAGAGAACTATCGTCCCGACGACGATTCCGCCAAACTAAAAGACCCTGCTGCTTCTATTAATGTAGCTCCTGCACCTCAAGGTAAAGGCGCAACTAAAAAAGAAGAAGTCGAAGCAGTGGAGAATACCATCGAAGAGGTCAACGTCGAAGAAGATGTTGCCGCTCTATTCGCTGGTGAAGAACTCTCCGAAGAGTTCCAAGAAAAAGCAAAAACTGTGTTTGAAGCTGCCCTACACATGCGTGTCGAGCAAGTCAAAGCACAAGTCGAAGAGCAATCACAAGCAGCTCTTGCAGAACAACTAGAGGGCATGAAGTCCGAACTAGTTGAAAGAGTCGATTCCTACCTTGAGTATGTTTCTCAAGAATGGATCGAAGAAAATTCACTTCAGATCGAACATGGTCTGAAGACTGAGATGACCGAATCATTCCTTGAAGGAATGAAGGGTCTTTTTGAAGATCATTATGTATCAATCCCTGAAGATAAATATGATGTTGTTGAGAATATGGTAGAAAAACTTGATGACATGGAGACCAAGCTCAACGAGCAAATCGAGAGAAATATCCAACTGAATCGCAGACTTGGAGATACTACTGCTGAAGGAATCTTCGCATCAGTTTCTGAAGGTCTTGCTCTTACACAGAAGGAGAAACTCGCTTCTCTAGCAGAAGGTGTTGAGTTTGAGGGTGAAGAATCTTACCGTGATAAGTTAACGACTCTAAGAGAGTCATATTTTCCGTCAGAATCTGTCGTATCCGATACTACAGAAACTCTTTCTGAGGGTGTAGGCAGTGGTCCAGATTTTTCTGGTTCAATGTCCCGCTACTTAGAAACTCTCTCCAGAATTAAGTGATCGTTAACATAGATCATTTATTGTAAAACCTTAAACGTAAAACTCCCAAAATGTATAACAATCCCCAATTAATGGAGAAGTGGGCACCTCTCCTAGACTACGAAGGAAGTGATCCTATTAAGGACAACCATCGTAGAGCTGTAACAGCCCAACTACTTGAGAACCAAGAGCGTTTTCTAAACGAAGAGCGTGCTTTCTCTGAGGGTTATGACCTTCAAGAAGCAACCCCCACCAACTCATTCTCCACAGGTGGTGGTTCATTCTATCGTGGTTCTGGTGGTACTGACAGTGGTTCACCCACTGGTGGTTTCGATCCAGTACTAATCAGCCTCATCCGTCGCTCCATGCCCAACTTGGTCGCTTATGACCTTGCTGGCGTACAACCAATGAACGGTCCTACTGGACTTATCTTCGCAATGCGTTCTCGCTACGAGAACATGACTGGAACCGAAGCTTTGTTCAACGAAGCAGATTCCGCATTCTCTGCACAGAACTCTGCAGGCACTGCAACTCAGGGCGACTACACTGGTGGTACTGACGGCGCAGGTAACGTTGGTTTCGGTACAACCCTACAACGTGGTTCTAATCCTGGTGTTCTTGATCCTAATGCTGCTCCTGCAACATACGGAGTCGGTCAAGGCATGTCAGTCACCAACTCTGAAGCCCTAGGCGAGAGTGGAACTGACTTCAACCAGATGGCATTCTCAATCGAGAAAGTCACCGTAACCGCTAAGTCCAGAGCACTCAAGGCTGAGTACTCCTTGGAACTTGCACAAGACCTTAAGGCAATTCACGGCCTTAATGCTGAAGCAGAACTTGCTAACATTCTCTCAACTGAAATCCTTGCGGAAATCAACAGAGAAGTTATCAGAACTATCTACAAGACTGCTGAAGCTGGTGCTCAACTCAACACCGCTACCGCTGGTCAGTTTGACCTTGACATCGACAGCAATGGTCGTTGGTCCGTTGAGAAGTTCAAAGGACTCCTCTTCCAGATCGAAAGAGATGCCAACCAGATTGCACAAAGAACTCGTAGAGGAAAGGGTAACATCATCCTAACTTCTGCTGATGTTGCTTCTGCTCTAACCATGGCTGGTGTACTTGATTACACCCCTGCACTTAACGCCAACCTTAACGTTGACGACGCTGGCAACACCTTTGCTGGTACTATCAACGGTAAGTATAAGGTCTACATCGATCCTTATGCTTCAAACAATACTGCTCTTCAGTATTACGTTGTTGGTTATAAGGGTACTTCACCTTATGACGCAGGACTATTCTACTGCCCATACGTTCCTCTTCAGATGGTTCGTGCAGTTGGACAAGATACCTTCCAACCCAAAATTGGCTTTAAGACCCGCTACGGCATGGTCGCAAACCCATTCGCACAAGGAACTGATCAAGGCGTCGGTGCTATCAGCGCCGCATCTAACCGCTACTACAGAAGAGTTTCTGTTAAGAACCTTATGTGATCCATCAGGATACACAACTCTGGGACCTCCTTCGGGAGGTCTTTTTTTATGTCTAGGTATAAATTAGTAGGCAATAATTTTCATTGCATAAAGTTAGTTAAGTTAGCATATGCTGACTATATACTACAGCATTAGGAAGAAAAATATGATCTGAAAGTTCAAATATATTATGCCAGTTAAAACGGAGCTTGAAAAATGCACAGTCTACTATCCAGATCTCAATTTGATGAATGGAGACACCTCGAACAAACAGTAACTGACGTAGAAACGGAGGATCAAAAAATTAATGATTATTATGAATGTTTAATTGAATGTGATGTTGATGGTAAACGTGAATGTAAAAGAATATGTAAGGAAATTCTTATGTGATATGAGACATTTAGAGTAAAGAACAGGGACCTCAAGGGTCCCTTTTTTTATCTAAATACAATTAAAACTCATATGACAGTCTCGCCATTTAGAACACAAATTCAAAATAGGAATTTTTTGACTCCAGGTGGGTTTGAGTTTTCTATTAAAAAGAATCCGAAGATAACATTTTTTTCTCAAACAGTTAATATTCCACAAATTACTCTTAACACAGTAATTCAACCAACATATTTGAAGCAGATAGATGTTCCTGGAGATCAGCTTCAATATGATGATTTTATATTATCATTCTTAGTGGATGAGAATTTTGAAAATTATATGGTAATTCACAATTGGATGACTGGAATAGGATTTCCAAAGTCAACAAAACAGTTTGATGATTTTACAAAAAACCCCAATGGAACTGAGGATCTTGGACAACAGTTCTCTGATGGAACTCTTCTTGTTTTAAACAGCAGTTTCAGACCAAACTTTAAAGTAATGTTCAAAGATCTATTCCCCGTTAGTTTGACGGGATTGGATTTTAATACTAAACTGGAGAGTGAAGAGTTCTTTACGGCTCAAGTAACTTTCAAGTATACTCTTTACGAAGTAACCAATTTAAGTGGAACTAATTTATGAATCTTGATGACATTCAGAATATGTGGACCCGTGATTCTGTAATAGATAAAGACGATCTAGCAAACGAATCACTAAAAACTTCACAACTTCATGCCAAATATTATGAAGTATACAATACAATATTACTGTTAAGGGAAAGAGCTAAAGAAACATATAGTAGAATTTATCTAGAAAGACACGTTTATTATACTGGAAAGGCAGATCCCGATGTATATGAAGAAGAACCTTTCCCATATAAAGTGAGAGATAAAGAGGCGTTAAATAGATATATGAGTGCAGATAGCAAAGTAAGTCAGATTGAATTGAAAATTAGATACTATGATACGATGCTTAAATATCTTGAGGAAATTATCAAATCTTTGTCAAATAGAAATTATGCTATCAAAAATGCAATTGATTGGATGAAATTTCAAGCAGGAATGTAATGGACAATGAATACTATCAAATCGAATTAAATATTCGAGGAATTAGACTCATTCATGAAGGCCTTCGACAGGCAGTTCAAAAATGGTCTGGTGGAGATCCAGCAGAACAAATAAACTTGATTGCAATGAGAGATAATTTTTACAGACTTATTTTAGAAGATCAGTTCAATTTGGAAGACTAAATATTTTTAGGTGATAACTTGATTATATGTCTGAATTGATTATTTCAAAGAAGAATGAAGTATATCTCAGAATAAAAACAGAACCACACATTAGACACGAATTATCTGATCAATTTACTTTCGATGTTGAGGGGGCAAAGTATATGCCCCAATATCGTAATAAATGGTGGGATGGAAAAATACGATTATTCAATATCCAGACAGGAGAACTTTACATTGGTCTCTTAGATAAGTTATTGAGATTTTGTGATGATCACGGATACAAATATAAATTTGAAGAAAACAAATATTACGGCCATCCGATTGACTTGAATCAGATGATCTCCTATGAGGGGGTCAGAGACTACATGACCCACATATCTATACACAAACCTAGAGAGTATCAAATACAAGCGGTCTACGACGCTCTGAAGTGCAATAGAAGACTCATAGTATCTCCTACTGGATCTGGAAAATCTCTGATGATCTATTCCGTAGTTAGATATTATGTTGAAAAAGGAAAAGATACTTTAATCATCGTTCCAACTACATCACTTGTGGAACAAATGTATAAAGATTTTGCTGACTATGGATGGGACGTTGGATCCTATTGCCATAAAATTTATGGTGGTAGAGAAAGAGAAACTAAAAACCAAGTTATCATCACTACTTGGCAATCTATTTACAAACTTGAAAAGAAATATTTTGACAGATTTGAAGTTGTAGTCGGAGATGAGGCTCACCTATTTAAATCAAAATCCTTAGTCAGCATTATGACTAAATTATATGATGCCAAATATAGGTTTGGATTTACTGGAACTCTTGATGGTAGTCAAACTCACAAATGGATTTTAGAAGGTCTTTTCGGTCCATCATATTCAACTATCAAAACAAAAGAACTTATCAAAGAAAAACATTTATCTGATTTAGATGTAAAAATTATTGCTCTCAAACATAAACCAAGATTATTTGATAGCTATCAAGAAGAAATTCGTTATCTATGCGAAAGTCCACAAAGAAATAGATTTATTAAAAACTTAACGTTGGTTCAGAAAGGAAATACTTTGGTGTTGTTTACCCGAGTAGAAACTCATGGTGAACCATTATTTGATATGATAAATAATTCTGTCAAAGGCAATAGAAAAGTTTTCTTTGTCTATGGCGGCGTAGAAACAGAAGATAGAGAAGAGATTCGCAGAATTACTGAGGATGAAAAGGATGCAATTATTGTTGCATCATATGGAACATTCTCTACTGGAATCAATATTAAAAATTTGCATAATGTGATATTTGCATCACCTTCAAAATCAAGAGTAAGAAATCTTCAGTCAATTGGAAGGGTTCTTAGAAAAAGCGAAAATAAAACCAAAGCTACTCTCTTTGATATTGCAGATGATATAACTTTCAACAAGAGAAGAAACTATACTCTTAATCACCTAGTAGAAAGAATCAAAATATATAAAGAAGAAAAATTTAATTATGAAGTTATAAACGTCGCGTTGTCTCAATGAATTCAGATCTAGAAAGAGAATTCTATTGCACCTTAAAACTAGTCTCTGGTGAAGAAATTGTATCTCTAATAATGGTAGATGATACTGATGCCTTAGATCCTTTGATTATTTTACAAGAACCAATAGTAATACAATACAGTACACAAGGTGCATTTTCTCAAATAAAATTAGAGCCTTGGTTAAAAACTACTGAAGAAGATATATTTTTTATTAGATTATCTAAAGTTATAACAATGACTGAGATTTATGATATAGATCTAATTAATTTGTATACAGATTTTAATGATCAAAAAAATGAGTTAAAAGAAGAAAGAGAAGAACCAGAAGATTTAATTGACAAATCTCAAGCAGAAAAAAAGATAAGTAAGAAGATGGGATTTTTAGGATCAATCAGTGACACTAAGAAATCTCTAGAGGAATTATTTAAAAAAGATATTAAAGATAATACTAAAGAGCTCTAATGACTTTTCATCCTGGACAAGCCAGATTGTACATGATTTTGGGACCTTTGTCAAGTTTGACAAGTCATGTCATATATGATATAATCTTATCAAGCATCACTCATAGATAATGGTAAAGAAAAAACCAGAACATTATGTAAATAATAAAGAGTTTTTGTTTGAAATAAACAAATATAAAACTTTCCTTAAAAATGCTGAAAGTGAAGGTAAAACAAAATCAGATCTTTTAAAAGAGTCTAGAGAATTTAGAAAGACTCATGAATATCTAGGAACCTGTTTTAAAAAGATTGGTGATCATTTATCACATAAACCAAACTTTGTCAACTACATGTTTAAAGAAGACATGATTTCTGATGGTTTAGAAAACTGTATTGAATACGTTACTAATTTTGATCCAGCTAAGTCAAGTAATCCATTTGCATACTTTACTCAAATTATCTACTTTGCATTTTTGAGAAGAATTGGTAAAGAGAAAAAACAATTAGAAATTAAAAATCGTATTATAGAAAAATCTGGGTTTGCTGAGGTCATGTCAGTAGATGATAGTTTTCTTTCTCGCACAAGTTCTGACTATAATACAATCAAGGAAAACATTCAAACAAAAATGAGCCGATGACTCACGAAGAAATGCTGGATGAAGCGCAACGTCGCGAAGAAAACAACTACGAATGGATTGATGATTGTTTTCGTGTATGGGAAACCAGATACGGTATGTGGTCATCAGAAACAAAAGAAGGCAGAAAGATGCTAACAGGTATGCATAAAGATAATGTTATTATAATGACAAGATGGCACCTAAAGTGTGAGCAAGAAGGATGGCCAGAAGGTAGTGTTCGTGTTGTGAATTCTGCCGTCATGGGAGTCAAACTTTGAAAGTTGCAGTTATTACGGATCAGCATTTTGGCGCACGAAAAGGAAACCAAAATCTTCATGAGTATTTTAAAAAATTCTATGACACCGTTTTCTTCCCAACCCTCAAAAAAGAAGGCATCGATACTATTATCGATATGGGTGATACTTTTGACACTCGTAAAGGGATTGATTTCTGGTCTCTTAATTGGGCTAAAGAGAACTATTACAATATCCTTAGGGATATGGGTGTCACTGTACATACAATTGTTGGAAATCATACAGCATATTACAAAGACACTAACGACATTAATTCTGTTGACCTACTATTGCGAGAGTATGATAACGTTGTTGTTTATGGAAGTCCTACCGAAGTTAAAATTGGTGGTCTAGATATGTTCTTCATTCCATGGATTAACGAAGAAAATCGTGAAGAAACCATGGGAATGATAAATTCAACAAAATCAAAAATTGCTTTTGGTCATCTTGAGATGAGAGGATTTTTTGCAAATAAAACTTATATTTGTGAACATGGCGAAGATAAAACAAACTATAAGAAGTTTGAAAAAGTTTTTTCTGGACACTATCATCATAGAAATTTTCAAGATAATATCTACTACCTTGGAAATCCATATGAAATTTATTGGCATGATGTAGAAGAAACTAGAGGATGTCACATTTTTGATACCGAAACTTTAGAGCATACTCCAGTAAATAATCCACATAGATTATTTCATATTATTTCATATGAAGATACTCCACATCAAACCTTTAATGCAGAACCATATAAAGATAAAATTGTTAAAGTTGTAGTTAATAAAAAAACTAACGGATCTAAGTTTGAAAGATTTATTGATAAACTTTATCAAGCTGGAGTGAATGACTTGAAGATTATTGAAAATTTTGATTTTAATGGTTTTTATCAAAGTGATGAATTTACAACTGATGAGTCAGAAAATACACTCTCTATTTTGAATAGATATGTTGATGAATCTGAATGTAGTTTAAATACTTCAAAGGTAAAATCAATTCTAGAAAAAGTTTACGCTTCAGCTTGCGAGGTTGATTAATGTATATGCTTATTCATAAAAAAAGAAAAATGGAAGGTGCTTATGCAGTCTATAATAAAAAGCGTGAGAAAATTTTATTTTTCTTTGAAGAAGCAGATGATGCCGAAAGATATGCTATGATGTTGGAAACTCAGGATGAGGAAACTGGTTCAGTAGAAGCAGTAGAAGTTGATTCTGAACTTGCCATTAAAACTTGTGTGTTAAAAGGAGTAAATTATATAATTATTACACCCGATGATTTTGTTGTTCCACCAGTAAAATAGTATGATTTATTGAGAGTATTCGTTGGCGTAATTTTTGTCAACAGGTGATCAATGGACTGAAATAAATTTGTGAAAACAGTAATACTATTATTATTGGTTCCAACGGATCTGGAAAATCAACCTTGCTAGATGCATTGTCTTTTTCCTTATTCAATAAACCATTCCGCAAAATTAATAAACCACAATTAGTCAACACAGTCAATGAAAAGACTTGTCTTGTGGAGGTTAAATTTGAGGTTGGAAATAAAAAATATTTTGTTCGGAGAGGAATGAAACCGAACGTCTTTGATATTGAAGTCAATGGAGTAGCTCTTCATAAAGAAGCAGATGATAGATCAAACCAAAGAATATTAGAAGAGAATATTTTAAAACTAAATCATAAATCTTTTACTCAAGTTGTAATTCTGGGAAGCTCAACATTTGTTCCCTTTATGCAATTGTCTAGTGGTCATCGTAGAGAAGTTATTGAGGATATTTTAGACATTAGAATTTTCTCTGCAATGAATTCACTCATCAAAGAAAACATTAAAACCTATAGAGAAAAAACAAAAATTCTTGATGTAAAAAAAGAATCTTTTCTTGAAAAAATTAGGATGCAACAAAATTTTATTGATGAGTTAGAAAATCGTAGTAAACAAAATATTAAACAGAAAGAAGATAGCATTCAAAATCTTCTTGTGGAAGAGAATGATACGATTAATAACAATTCTGAAACTCAAATTAAAGTCAATGATCTTCAGAAAGATTTAGAATTATATTCCAGTGCTTCTATAAAGTTGCGTAAACTAGGGAATCTTAGAGGTAAAATATCTCAAAAGGTATCTACCATCACTAAAGAGCATAAGTTTTTCACAGAAAATACGGTCTGCCCTACATGTACACAAGACATAGAAGAAGAGTTTCGATTAAATAGAATTAGTACTGCTCAAAATAAAGCACAAGAGTTGCAATCTGGTTTCAATGAACTGGAGGGTGCAATTAAAGAGGAAGAACAACGAGAGCAGCAATTCAAAACTATTAGCAAGGAGATTGTAAACCTCAACCATGAGATTTCTAAAAACAATTCAACAATATCTAGTTTTCAGAGGCAGGTACGTCAACTCGAATCTGAAATTCAAACTATTGCCAGTCAGCTCGAGAACAGAAATTCTGAACATGAGAAATTAATTTCATTTCAGACACAATTAGATAAACTCTATACAGATCTTTCTGAGCATAAAGAATCTCTAAAATACTACGACTTTGCGTTTTCACTTCTCAAAGATGGTGGGGTCAAGAGACAAATCATTAAAAAATATTTGCCTCTAATAAATCAACAAGTTAATCGTTACTTGAGGATGATGGATTTTTACATCAACTTCCAGTTAGATGAAGAATTTAATGAGACTATTCAATCCCCTATTCATGACAAATTCTCATATGCATCTTTCAGTGAAGGTGAAAAAATGAGAATTGATCTTGCATTGTTGTTTACTTGGAGAGAGATTGCTAGATCTAAAAATTCTGTCAATACTAATCTTCTTGTTATGGATGAAGTTTTTGATAGTTCTCTAGATGGATTTGGTACAGAAGAATTTTTAAAGATCATCAAATATGTTATTAAGGGTGCAAATACCTTTGTAATCTCCCATAAAGATGGCCTTTACGATAAGTTTGATAATGTAATTAAATTTGATAAGGTAAAAGGTTTTAGTAAGATAGTCTAAATAATCAGGATATGACTTAGGTTTATGCTTTCTACACAGTACAGACTGCGCCTAGAATTCATCTGCAAGTGTATCGCAAATGGAGAAGAAGTAAAGTTGTCTGATATGATTTGGGCAAATAAACTTGCAAAGGCAAATACCTCTGCCAATGAAATGTTAAAGATGGCCCGCCGTCAAATTACACATAAGATTGAAGAAGGTAGTACAGATGATTTTCTGAATAGGATGGGATTAGGTGATCCCGACCCATCCAATCACAAAACGGGATTTACTGATGCTGACGATATTAAAAGTTGGTTTCACCAAGACAAACCAGATGATTGGAGACAACGTGACTGATTATGTCTGTATCCAGACATGGGATCCCATTTTTGAGATGATGCGCTATCATTGGGTACACAAGTCTGAAAAAGATCCTGTGCAATTTGTGAAAAATCTCAACCCAGAGCAAAAAGTGCTATGAGTAGTAAGATGCTATTCCTAGTTGACATTGGTAATGGTAGATGTCTCAGTCATGATGGATACATCCAAATTGGTATTTTTTCTCATAGTGTAGAGAAGCATCTAGAGCTAAATCCTGAACAAGAATGGCAGGTAACATACTGGATGCCTGATCCATTCTGTATCAGATACCCACGACCAAACTATCAGCATACTATGAAGGCGAATGAAGGTTCTCCTAAGACTGATAATGCATTAGATAGTCGTCCTAGGGACTTTCCAGACCAAGCAACTGAAAGACTTGAGAGAACATTATGAAGATGTGGGAGACAGAATGCTCTGGGTGTGGTAAAATGGTTCCAGCGAATCAAACACCTCAAGTTGGATGCTATGTCCCGTCCGAGAAAAGATACAAGAATTCGTTATGTAAACCTTGCTGGGTGAAAAAGAACAATGGACAAAATTGATACTCAAGGCATGAGTCTTCCTGGTAAATCAAAGAAACCAAGTAGTTATGCTCCTATGCCAGTAAAGCCCCGTACAATCTTTACACCAGAAGAACGTATAGAGTTGAAACAAATTATTCATGAGGCACTTGACGAGAGGGAGAAAGCATGAAGTTTAAAGCATTAGTATTCATCCGACTACGATCACAGGTTGATGACTCACCTGGCAACGCCGTGAGGGATGGTAGTAGGCGATTGTCTGAGTTAGATATCAAGAAACTTAGACTTGGTAAGGTGATTGATATTTGGTTGGAAGCAGAGAGTAGAGAGTATGCAGAGAAGGAACTTGAAATGCTATCTGATCGTTTCTATGCTAATACAGTCATGGAAGATTGGGATTATGAACTGACTGAGATTGACGCTTTCCCTAAAGGTATTGAATAATGGATGATTTTAACACACCAGGATCTAATAAATCTTGGATGGATGAGGGTTTCAAGAAATTTATAGTTGAGCATCAACTAGGTAATGTTGTAAATATATTAGATGCTGAAATCAAACGTTGTCGTGTTTATAACAGCGACAATAGAGATGAAGTGCATCACCAAATAACTATCACATATAGACAAAACAAATGACAGCAGTAATTTACACTAACGGAAATCAAGAGTGTGAGCGTCTGGCCATGCTTCTCATGTCAATGGATGGAGAATTTTTGGAGTATAAACTAAATAATCATTTTACACAAAGATCTTTTGAAGCAGAGTTTGGATCGAATGCTGAATATCCACAGGCTTCCATTGATACTAAACATATCGGTGGTCTGAAAGATGTGCTACACTACCTAAAAGAAAACCATTTTCTCCATGAAAGTCCCGAATTGGCAGCATCACTCTAAGAAGAGTCAAAAGAGAAAACTCAAACCTCAGGCAATGCGTTCCCGAAAGGAAGCACTGAGACACTTCAAGAACTGTCACATGACCTCCCCCAAAAAGGGAGGTTCTTTTGTATACTACGTTCATACGAAACAAATCAATGGCAGTCTCTCACGAAATCAAATCTCAACTTGCCAAACTTCTGGCAACTGAAGACCTTGTGGTTGAGCATAAGAAAGTTCGTACTGCTTCCTTTAACGTCCACACACGGGTCCTAACTCTTCCTATGTGGGAAAAGGCGTCTAATATCGTTTATGATCTTCTGGTGGGTCATGAAGTGGGCCATGCATTGTATACTCCTGATATAGATTGGAGTAAAGACCGAGTTATCCCACCATCTTTTGTAAATATTGTTGAAGATGCTCGTATCGAAAAGATGATGAAGCGTCGTTATGGTGGTCTATCTAAAACTTTCTTCGCTGGTTATCAAGAACTTTCAGACGAAGATTTTTTTGAAGTTGAAGATGAAGATATCAGTAAAATGAGTCTTGCAGATCGTGCAAATTTATACTTCAAAATTGGAAACTATATTGATATTCCTTTTGCTAATCAGGAGGAGGATCGCCTGATCCAAGCAGTTGCAAATTGTGAAACATTTGATGATGTTCTTGATGTGTCCGAAGAAATTTATAATTACTGTAAAGAGACTCAAGAAAATAATTCTGTAGATTTAAAACCAACATCACAAAATCAAGACCCTAATGGTCAACAGGATAGTGATCAACAGCAAGATAAAGAATGGTTTACTGAAGAAAATCCTGATGAAAAGGGTGAAGAATTAGAAAGAACTGATCCAGATCTTGATACTCCAAGTTATCAGCAGGAAGATCAACCCTCTGATAATGAACCAGAAGTTAAGACTGATGCAGCTTTCGATAAAAATATTGAAGATCTTATTGATGATTTATCTACCACTGAGAATAATTATGTTGAACTTCCAAAACTTGATCTGGATAAAATCATTATAGATGCTACAAAGTTTCATGAATATCTAAACAAATCTTTTGATGATATGCAAGAAGAATCTGATAGTAGACATATCATGTATGAAAGAACTCCAGTTAATATCTATGAAATAGCTGATACTCAGTACAAAACATTTAAAAAATCTGCTCAGAAAGAAGTCAGTTATCTTGTAAAAGAATTTGAATGTAAAAAATCTGCTGCTTCTTATTCCCGAGCAACTACTGCTCGTACTGGAGTTTTAGATTGTTCCAAACTACACACCTATAAGTACAACGAAGATCTCTTTAAGAAAGTTACAACTCTTGCTGATGGTAAGAACCATGGTTTGGTGTTTGTTCTTGATTGGAGTGGTTCAATGTCAGGAACTCTTTTGGACACTATCAAACAACTATTCAACTTGATTTGGTTTTGTAAAAAAACTAATATTCCTTTTGAAGTCTATGCGTTCACTAACAACTGGAGAGAACCTGATCCTAATCGCAACGGATATTTTAAAATCCCAGACCCATCTTATGAATTGAAAGATGGTATTCTACAAGTCAGTAAAGACTTTAATTTACTTAATATGCTCAGTAATAGAATCAAAACTTCCGAGTTTGAAAATTGTATGAAAAATGTCTGGAGACTTTGTGCTGCATATAGTAATACATCTAGCATGTATGATGTTCCATCTCATGCTGGATTATCTGGAACACCTCTCAATGAAGCAATTGTTTGCCTAAATCAAATTCTTCCAGACTTTAAAAAGAAAAACAAACTTGAAAAAGTTCAATGTGTTATTTTGACTGATGGTGAAGCTCATCCTCTAAATCGTCACGTTGAAATCTCATATGCATATAATAAAGAAGAAAGTTTTATTGGCACTAGGTCTGTTTATCCAAATGCAACTTTTCTTCGTGATCGTAAACTTGGTAAAACCTATTGTTTTGGTTATGGGTATCATAAGTTCACGGAAACTCTTTTAAATAATCTTCGTGATCGTTATCCAGATATTAACTTTATTGGTATTCGTGTTCTTGGTCCTCGCGAAGCAACAAAATTCATGCAAATGTATTTAAACTCTGCAGAGTTTCTTAATGCAGAAAAATCTTGGAAAAATAATCGTAGTTTTTCTATGAAAGATGTAGGATACACTGCATACTTTGGGATCTCCTCAAATGGACTTTCCCAGAATTCTGAATTTGAAGTTAATGATAATGCAACTAAAGGTCAAATCCGAAGTGCATTCAAGAAGTCTTTAAACTCCAAGAAAATGAACAAGAAAGTTCTTTCAGAATTCATCTCCCTTGTCTGCTGAACCAGTTGGGGAACTGGCGGCCACCTCTCCATTCCCACTCATCATCCGTTATAATAAGTACATCAAACAAACCACCCATGGCAATTTCCTCCGAGTACATCGTTTCATCTCTTCAGCAAATCTATGGAGATAAAATTTCTTCTGGAGATTTACGTGCTTGGTCTGCACTAAATGGAGTTAGTTATCAGACTATCACTAATAAACTTGCTGATCGTAAAATTGGTCGTGGTAAGTGGAATCTAGAAGTAACGCAAGAAACTGTGAATGAATTAGAAGTAACTTATAGTGCTCCAGCAGCATTACCCGCAATCGAACAAAATCTTGTTCCTGAAAAAGATGTTAACTTCGTCCAGTTTGGTAACTTTAAAGATCTTAAAAAGATTATTAACTCCCGTAATTTTTATCCAACGTTCATCACGGGTCTTTCGGGTAATGGTAAAACGTTCTCTGTGGAGCAAGCATGTGCTATTCTAAATAGAGAGTTAATTCGCGTGAACATCACGATTGAAACCGACGAGGATGATCTTATTGGTGGGTTCCGTCTTGTTAACGGCGAAACTGTTTGGCATAATGGTCCTGTCATCGAAGCTTTGGAACGTGGAGCTGTGTTGCTTCTAGACGAGGTTGACCTTGCATCAAACAAGATCTTATGCCTACAATCTGTTCTTGAAGGTAGAGGTGTTTTTCTTAAAAAGACTGGTCGTTTTGTAAAACCTGCTGCTGGTTTCAACATCATTGCTACTGCTAATACTAAAGGTAAGGGATCCGAGGACGGACGATTTATTGGAACTAACGTGCTCAATGAAGCATTCCTTGAAAGATTCCCAGTAACATTTGAACAAGAGTATCCTCTACCTGCAACAGAGCAGAAGATCCTCACTTCTATGATTGATGATAATCAATTTTGTAAGAATCTTGTAGATTGGGCAGACATCATCCGCAAAACATTTTTTGATGGAGGTGTTGAAGAAGTGATTAGTACACGTCGTTTGGTTCATATTGTTCAAGCATATATCATCTTTGGTGATAAGGCAAAGGCAATTCAAGTTTGCCTAAATCGTTTTGATGACGAAACAAAACAGTCTTTCTTGGAATTATATGACAAAGTTGACTCTGATTTTAATTTGACTATTGAAGAATGATACAAGTCTCTCAAAAATGCCCAGAAGTTTGGTATATAAAAAACCTCTTCTGTGAAGAAATATATGAAGGAATTCTTGAAGAGTTCCTTCCGTTTTATTCTCAATGGGTTTTTGATAAACATGAGAATGTAAATGATCCAATTTTTGGAATGCTTTACTGTACTCATGATCATACAGAATCTTGGCCCTACAGTACAAATTTTCAGTTTATCAGAGCGGCAACTATTGCCAAACTTCAAGTTCAAAAGATTTTGAAAAGAGATTTGGAATTGATTAGAATCAATACTAATATTCAATTTCATGGTCAAGACTCTGCCTTTCACACTGACGATGATTATTATATTGATAATGCTGATTCTAGGTGTTGGACAGTTGTTGTCTTTTCCGAATACGATTGGGATGCAACATGGGGTGGTCAGGTAGAAATTCAAACTGAAAGAGATTCTGAAGACTACATTGCACTTCCATTCATGCCCAATTGTGCTGTTTTATTTGACGGGAGTTTGTATCATAGAGGATTGGCTCCTAACAGATTCGCTCAATGTGAAAGGAAAACACTTGCATTTTTATTCAAAGAGGTGTAGAATATGACCAACTCCTGGAGTCTGCTTTACGAGGAAATGATGAATACTAATGATGAAGATAGAATCATCTTGAATGATGATCCACTTGATAAAATTGCAAATGAAACATATGACCAATTTCTTCTACATTCACTGATACTTTAACTGAAAAACTAAAAAAGATAGTCGTTTTAAGTATAGTGAAGATACTATACTTAAAGAATTATCCGATTATATTTCTGGCACATATAACCAGCACTACTCGGCTGGAACTAATAAAATCCAAACTCTTGATCTTATTGAAGCATGTGGGGATGGAGAAGCATTCTGCCGATCCAATATCCTCAAGTATGCCTCTCGATATGACAAGAAAGGCACTGCTCGCCGTGATATCATGAAGATCTTGCATTATGCTGTGCTTCTGCTACACTTCAATGATCAGAACGCCACCCGTGAAACCTACCCTCAATGAATATGAAACTTTCCAAACAGACCATTGCTATCCTCAGCAACTATTCGGATATCAATCAATCTATTTTAGTTAAGCAGGGTAACAAACTTCGTACTATTTCAGTGATGAAGAACATCCTGGCAGAAGCTGAAGTTGAAGAAGAGTTTCCTAAAGACTTTGCTATCTACGATCTACCACAGTTCTTAAAAGTTCTTCGTTTGCACCAAGATCCTGAACTTGATTTCAAAGAAGACAACTATGTCACCATTAGAGAAGGACGTAATCGTTCACGTTACTTCTTTGCTGATCCTAATGTAATCGTATCTCCTCCAGAGAAGCAACTCAATCTTCCCAGTGAGGATATTACATTTCAGTTTAACCAAAATCATTTGAGTCAACTTCTACAGGCAGCTAATACTCTTGATCTACCTGATCTTGCAGTTATTGGTAGTTCTGGTGTGGTTCGTCTTTCAGTTCGTGATAAGAAGAATGATACTTCAAACGATCACTCAATTGTAGTTGGTGAAACTGATAAAGAATTTAGTTTCAATTTTAAAGTTGAGAATATCAAAATTCTTCCTGGAAACTATACTGTCACCATCTCTAGCAAGTGTTTATCAAAGTTTACAAACACAGTTGAGTCACAAGAACTTGACTACTTCATTGCGCTTGAACCCGATTCAGTCTATAATGGATGATGAAGAGAGTGGCACGTATTTGGAAATACTCCTTAGGGAGTTTTTCCGATGACAAAACCAAACCCTACGACAATTACGTAGCTGGTATACGGTCTATCATTGTCCTCTCTTATCTTGTCACTAACTGTTTTATTATTAGCGGAGTAATCCGCCATTGGAACGACAATGAACATCTTCGCAACAGACCCCAGTCCATGGAGATCAGCACAGGTTCTTCCCGACAAACACATCGTTAAGATGCCCCTAGAGACTTGTCAGATGCTTGCTATCGTATGCTCTGACAAATGGGGGCACAACTTCGGCACTCTTCCCAAGGCAGACGGTACTCCCTATGCCACTGAGAAGGGTGCTTTTCGCAATCATCCATGTACTATCTGGGCAAATTCCTTTGTGAATAATTGGCAGTGGCTCCTCGATCATGGACTTGCTATGTGTGATGAGTACACTGCTCGCTATGGCAAGGTCCATACCTGCCAGAAGACGCTTCTAGCAGCAAAGGACATACTGCCTACCGCTGATCCTCAAGGACGCTCTGGGAAGCATCCTACGCCCTTTGCTAGGGCTATGCCTGATGAATTTAAGTATGATGACAATATAGATACCTTTACTGCTTACAAGGTTTATATCGCATCTAAACCATGGGTAAAGGATAATTATCTTCGCATACCAGAGAGGAAACCAGAATGGATTTAAGAGATAGAGTTTTCAAATACAAATTTGAAAAACATCATGATCTTAAAGATATTTTGTTGGACAAAATTTCAAAATCACAATCTGAAACTATAGAAGAAGAGGAGAATGATAATAGTATTATCTCAAGTACAGATTTTTTTATTGGATTAAAACGAAAACACAAAGCTCCATATTATTGGTTTTTTGAAGAAAATCTTGATAATTTTTTTGAATTTTTATCTGAAAAATATTTCATGAATACTTGGAATATTGGACACGCATGGTATCAGCAATATGTAAATGGTGACAGTCATGACTGGCATATACACCCAGAGGCAAACCTGTCATATGTCTATTATCTGGAACTTGAAGATCCCAAGTATGCGACTCAGTTTTTTGATGCAGAAAAACAAGAGTTCTACCAACCAGAAGCGGAAGAAGGTGATATAATAGTGTTTGACTCATACATCCCACACAGATCACCTAAGATCCAGTCCACAACTAGAAAGACAATTATCAGTTGTAATCTGTCTTTCGATTTTTCACTTGATGTTTCTCGAATCAAATCTTTATTATGAATGACTTTCTCTGGGTTGAAAAGTATCGCCCTCAGACTATTGAAGATGTATTCTCCCTGAAGATATCAAGAAGACTTTTCAAGACTTCCTAGATAAAGGTGAGATACCTAATATGCTTCTTGCAGGTCCTGCAGGATGTGGTAAAACTACGGTAGCTAAAGCACTATGCAAAGAATTGGGAGTAGATTGTTATGTCATCAATGGATCCGATGAAGGACGATTTCTGGACACAGTTAGAAACCAAGCAAAGAACTTTGCTTCGACCGTATCACTTCAAGGCGTGGGCAAACCAAAAGTCATCATCATTGATGAGGCAGATAACACAACCCACGATGTACAACTCCTTCTACGGGCGAATATTGAGGCATTTTATAACAACTGCCGATTCATCTTCACCTGTAACTACAAAAACAGAATCATCGAACCACTTCACTCAAGATGTGCAGTCGTTGAATTCTCAACTCCAACAAAATCTAAACCAAAACTCGCGAGTAGTTTCTTCGGAAGAGCTCAACAGATCTTGGATACAGAAGGTGTTGAATACGATCCGAAAGTCCTTGCCCAGTTGATCAATAAGCATTTTCCTGATTGGAGACGTGTGCTGAATGAATTGCAAAGATACGCTGTCAGTGGTAAAATTGACTCTGGTATCCTTGCAACATTCTCTGATGTCAACATCGATGGTCTCATGCGATCTCTCGCAGCAAAGAACTTCAAGGAGGTCCGTAAATGGGTCGTGAACAACCTGGACAATGATCCTGGTGTAATCCTCCGAAACGTCTATGAGGCGCTTTATGAGCGCCTAGAGGGTCCATCTATTGCTGCAGCAGTCCTCATCATAGCTAAATACCAATACCAGATCGCATTCGTTGCCGATCAGGAAATCAACTTGCTAGCAGCACTAACCGAAATCATGGTAGAATGTAATTTCAAATGAACGTAAAATTGATCCGTATGTGGTCTGGCGAAGATGTCGTTACAGACCTAGTTGATGAGACAGACGATTCTGTTGTCATCTGTAATCCTATTGTTGCTGTTCCTGCAGGAAATGGTCAGATGGGATTTGCTCCATGGTCGCCTATCCTCAAAGGAAAGGGTGAAGAGATTAATGTAACCAAAAAGTATGTGGTATACATTGCTGATGCTCAAGAACAAATTGTTGAGCAATACGAGGAAATGTTTTCTATCTTGAAGACGCCTAGCAAAAAATTGATTGTTTGAACACATGATTAATACGGTATCCCATGATGATGCACTTTGGGCCGCAGATGAATTCATCTCTTACTTTGAAAACCTGAATGGTATTGAGGACTATCTTCGCTATGTGAAGAAAGAAGTTCTTGATGGGATGTCTTCCGTATCATCATTTTCTGAGGATATTTTCAACTTTGATATTCATCCAGAAGACATGGAATTTTCTATGATTCCTGTTGGTAAGGGTGGACTTGATCAAAAGTACTATAAGAGTTTACTTGCATCCGTCTCTTCTCACAATAACGAATCTAATATTCCTGGAAGAGAACACAAGTGGATTGTAAAAGAGACCACGACTAATACTATTGTTGGATTCATCCGTCTTGGATCTCCAACAATTAATTCCAAACCTAGGAATCTATGGCTTGGTAAGGCACCAGATCTTAGTCTGTTCAATCGTCATGCCTGTATGGGTTTTGTGATTGTTCCGACTCAACCTTTTGGATATAACTTTCTGGGTGGTAAGTTGCTTTCACTTATGTGTTGCTCTCACTTTGCCAGGGAGTTTATCAGTGAGAAATTTGAGAAAGATATTGCCCTATTTGAAACTACATCTCTTTATGGTTCAACCACATCAGCGTCTCAGTATGACGGTCTGAAACCTTTTGTTAGGTATCGTGGTTTGACTGAGAGTAAATTTACTCCATTACTTCATGATGCTCAATTTCATAAGTTACATGATCACTTCACCTATCTGAATGGTGGCAATCCTCTTACTGATAATAAAGCTTCATCTAAAAAGATGAAGAGGCAGACAAAGATGATTTCCATCATTAAAAACTCTCTCGATGATGTAGATAAGTTGACTCGTTTCAATCAAGTCATTGCACAGGCATTTGCACTAACAGAAAAGAAGAGATTCTATACTTCTGAATTTGGTTATGAGAATGTTCGGGAGGTTCTATCTGGTGAAGAGAAGACTCTTCGTCATGGACAGAACTGGGAGAAACATGATCTGGATAACATTATCAAGTGGTGGAAAAAGAAAGCAGGTAAGCGTTATGAAAAACTCAAGTCTGAAGGGAGATTTCGTAATGTGATCGAACTCTGGACTGAAACTGATGATATTCAAATTATTCGATGAAAACCAATGAAATGTGAAGTTACTCTCTACAAAGTGGGCACAGTGTTCAAAGAACAAGTGATAGCTCGTGATTATGAAGATGCAAAAAGGGTTGCTATTGCAAGAAACCCTGGATCAACAATTGTCTCTGTTACCGCTAAATTTTAATTATGGAATTGAAGGATTGGTTAAACTCTATTAACTTCAACAAAAACAATCTCGTCGAAGAGGATCCAGACTGTATCAGTAAATATCCCCCATTCATTGTAAACAAATGTTTGTCTGGTGAACTTGATTCTCTGATGTATGCAAATGAAATGAATAAGGTTCATTTTTTACCAAAAAAGTTACAGTATGACTTTCTTCTAAATAGTCTCAGAAAGCGAAAGAGATTTTCTCCTTGGCTTCGTAAAGAAGATATCAAAGATCTTGAATGTGTGAAATCTTACTATGATTATAGTAATGAAAAAGCACTCCAGGCTTTGAAGATTCTGTCTAAAACACAGATCGATTTTATTAAATCCAAACTTGAGACTGGAGGAAAAAAGTGAGCGTTATTAATGAGCCTGAAGTGAATTGGGCACCTGATCAAATGGTGCAGATTCTTCTTAATGAACCAGATGATTTTCTTAAGGTTCGTGAGACACTGACCCGAATTGGTGTTGCTTCTCGTAAAGAAAAAAAGTTATATCAATCTTGTCATATTTTGCATAAGCAAGGAAAGTATTATATTGTTCACTTTAAAGAACTCTTTGCTCTTGATGGAAAGAGAGCAAATCTGACTGTGAATGACGTACAGAGACGTAATCGTATTGTACAACTTCTCGCTGATTGGGGATTGATTTCAATTTGTGATGTTGAAAAGATTACAAATATTGCACCTCTAAATCAAATTAAAGTTCTTGCTTATAAAGAGAAAGATGATTGGGAGTTGGAAACCAAATACAATCTGGGAAAACGCAAAAAACCTCAGGAAGCTGAATAAATACTTGTGTGTCTTTTCGTGCGGCACACTCTACAATCGGAACACCCTATAAAGAGGTTCGGTTATCACCGTTCCTCTTTTTTTGTCTTTGTGGTTAAATAGTAATGGATGCCTTCGGGGTCCACAAAACACAAACTCGCTTTTAAAGGAGCTAAGAATCATGGGAAACCTTGCACGGTATACTGCTGCGGACCTGCCTGCACTGATGGAACGCATAAATAAGAATAGCATTGGAATGGATGAATACTTCGATAGATTGTTTGCTCTTCACGAAACAACAAAGAATTATCCTCCATTCAACCTAGTATCGGTCAGCAACGTAGAATCGAGATTAGAACTTGCTCTTGCAGGATTTAGAAAAGCAGAAGTAAATGTCTACACACAAGACGGTAAACTCTTTGTCGAAGGACAAAAAGAGGATACCGAAACAGAAACCACCTATGTCCACAGAGGAATGGCTCAACGATCTTTCACCAGAACTTGGACACTGGCAGAAGATACGGAAGTTAGATCAGTTAGCTTTGAGGATGGGTTGTTAACAATTGTTCTTGGTAGGATTGTACCTGAACATCATCAAAAGAAAGTCTGGTTTTAATGTGCTAACATAAGTGGTATAATTGAGTGGTGATTGATACAAAAGTGTATCATAGTGATACATTAATTTCTAAATAATTTTGTAATCAATCATGAGGTATCAATGAACTTCACCACCACTGCATTAGCAGCTGGAACTCTAATGACTATTTTTATTGGAGTTCCCATTACTACATTTGTTTCTTAGCATATGGAAATCTTAGCAACTTTTGCCATTTTTGGCGCAGTAATGAGTGGAGCATTTGCACTTACCCCTAAAAAATGAATACTAAATAAAATTGAATATCGTCGCCGCGATGGGGAGGTAACTGGCAAAATCCAGTTGACACCTCCCCTTTTTTCTGGTAAAATAAACAGAGGTAAAATCAACTCATGAGTCTAAAACTTTTGCTATTAAAAAATGGAGATGAACTTGTCTCCGATGTAAAGAGCGTAAAGGATGAGGATGGTAAGAAAGTTTATTCTTACATTCTTACCAATCCAATGAAACTTGAAACTGAAGGAGATGATGATGATGATTTTCTTCTAGAAGGCGATGAAGATTATCAAGTCGCTCGTGTCAATGAATATGAAGAAGAACTTACGCTATCAATGACTAGATGGCCTAGATTTACCGAACAAGATAAAATTTATCTTTCACCAGAATGGGTTGTTACTCTAGTCGATCCAATTTCACAATTGGCTGAAATGTACAAAAATTACGAAAAAAATCATGGCAATGAAGAAGAATCAGGTCCTGTGCATCTTACTGAAGAATCTGGATCTGGTACTGATCTCCAAGGTTAATCAGTTTGATACTGATGCTCTATCTGGAGAAGCAGATACTGAATTAACTGATCCAGTTAGAATCTTATGTGAAGATGAAGAATCAGACGTTGAAAAAAGACTCGTTCGTTGGCCTGGAGTCAGCGATCAAAAAGTGCTTTCAATGCATTCTGATGATATACTAACTCTAGTTGAGCCAACCAAGCAACTGCTCACGGCATACGAAAACTTTATTAAAGAATGAGATTCTACACGAACGTTCAAATGGTCGGAGACCAATTTCTTGTTAGAGGATATGAAAATGGAGAACGTTTTCAAACCCGCGAGAAGTTTCAACCGACCCTTTTTGTGTCTTCTAATAGGAAGACGAATTATAAAACACTTGAGGGAAAGTATGTTGAATCAATTCAACCAGGAACTGTTCGTGACTGTCGTGACTTCATCAAAAAGTATGATGGTATAGAAGATTTTAATGTATATGGATGTGAAAGATTCATATATCAGTATATTTCTGACAAGTATACGAAGGATCAAATTGAGTTTGATATTTCCAAAATCAATCTCGTTACAATTGATATTGAGGTTGCATCTGAGAATGGATTCCCAGATGTAGAATCGGCTGCAGAAGAAATTCTGTTGATTACAATTCAGGATTATACAACCAAAGAAATTATTACCTGGGGTCAAGGTCCTTTTAAGCTAAAACAGGGTAATCATTATTACAAAAGGTTCAATAATGAGTTTGATCTGCTGAATGATTTCATCAATTGGTGGATGCAAAACACTCCTGATATTGTTACTGGATGGAATAGTGAACTGTATGATATGCCATATATGGTCCGTCGTATTGAGCGTATTCTTGGTGAAAAATTGATGAAACGATTGTCTCCTTGGGGACTTGTAACTGAACGTGAGATTTACATTAAGGGTCGTAAGCAAACTTCTTATGATGTTGGTGGAGTATCTCAGTTAGATTATCTAAATCTATATAAGAAATTTACTTACAAGGCACAAGAATCTTACCGTCTAGATTATATTGCAAGTGTGGAACTTGGCCAAAAGAAACTTGATCACTCTGAGTTTGAAACCTTTAAAGATTTCTATACTCATGGATGGCAAAAGTTTGTAGAATACAACATCATTGACGTTGAACTTGTTGACCGTATGGAGGACAAGATGAAACTCATTGAACTAGCACTTACTATGGCATATGATGCCAAGGTAAATTATAATGATGTGTTCTATCAGGTTCGTATGTGGGATGCGATTATCTACAACTATCTTAAAAAGAAAGATATCGTAATTCCTCCTAAGGAAAAGTCTGACAAGAACGAAAAGTATGCAGGAGCATATGTTAAGGAACCGAATCCTGGAGTATATGATTGGGTAGTCTCTTTTGACCTTAATAGTCTCTACCCTCATCTTATTATGCAGTATAATATTTCTCCAGAGACATTGTGCGAGACTAGACACCCATCAGTTACAGTCGATAAGATTCTTAAAAAAGAAATATCATTTGACTCATACAAAGACAGAGCGGTATGTGCTAATGGTGCAATGTATCGCAAGGATAAGAAGGGATTCTTGCCTGAGTTGATGGAGAAAATGTATGGAGAGCGTGTCATCTTCAAGAAGAGGATGATCAAAGCAAAGCAGCAGTATGAGAAAACACCAACAAAAGATCTTGAGAAAGAGATTTCTAGATGTAATAACATTCAGATGGCTAAGAAGATCTCTCTTAACTCTGCCTATGGTGCGATTGGTAATCAATACTTCCGTTATTACAAGTTAGCAAACGCTGAAGCAATTACTTTATCAGGTCAAGTTTCAATTCGTTGGATTGAGAATGAGATGAACGTATATCTAAATAATCTTTTAAAAACAGAAGGTGTAGATTATGTCATCGCATCCGACACTGATTCGATATACCTTAATCTTGGACCTCTTGTTGATAAATTTTTTGCTTCTAAGTCTGGCGACAAAACTGCGATTGTTACCATACTTGATAAGATCTGTGAAGATAAGTTGGAACCATTCATCGAATCCTCTTATCAGGACCTTGCGAACTACCTTTCGGCGTATGAACAAAAGATGAGTATGAAGCGTGAGAATATCGCTGAACGTGGTATTTGGACCGCCAAGAAGCGTTATATTCTTAACGTGTGGGACAGTGAAGGTGTTCGTTATGAAGAACCCAAACTAAAGATTATGGGACTTGAGGCTGTTAAATCATCTACTCCTGCTCCTTGTCGTCAGATGATTAAGGATGGTCTTAAACTGATGATGAATGGCACTGAAGATGAAGTGATTGATTTCATTGCTAAGTGTCGTAAAGATTTTAGAAACTTAACTCCTGAAGAAATTTCATTTCCAAGATCTGTTTCTGATGTAGAAAAATTCAAAGATAATAATGTGATCTATAGAAAGGGATCGCCCATTCATGTTCGGGGTGCTTTACTTTTTAACCATTATATAAAAGAAAAAAAACTTATCAATAAATATTCTTTGATTCAAAATGGTGAGAAGATTAAGTTTTGCTATTTGAAAGTTCCAAATACGATACATGAAAATGTATTTTCTTTTATTCAGGAATTCCCCAAAGAGTTGGACTTAAATAGATATGTTGATTATGAACTGCAATTCAGTAAATCATTTGTAGATCCTTTAAAAGTGATCTTGGATGCTATTGGATGGAATATCGAAAAAACGGTAAGTCTGGAGGACTTTTTCTCATGAAAGATCAGTATACTATTGATGATGGTGAAGGAAAACATGACAAGTGGAATAGAGGCCTAGATCTTTTTATTGAGTCTGTTTTAAAACCAGATCCTTCATTAAGGCAATGTGCTCATAACCAAAGATGTTTCCATGAGCTTATGGATGTTCGTGGAGATGTGCTAGAATACTTGAAAACAAAACGTTGGAACTAATTTATGGATTTTTTGAAGGAAATTGTAAAAGAGATTGGAGATGACTTCACCAAACTGGCAGCAGACATTGACGAAACTGAAACATACGTTGACACTGGTTCGTTCATCTTTAATGCTCTTGTATCTGGGTCTATCCGTGGTGGTGTATCTGGTAACAAAATCACTGCAATTGCTGGTGAAAGTTCTACAGGAAAAACTTTCTTCTCTCTCGCAGTGGTTAAGAATTTTCTGGATTCTAATCCTGATGGATACTGCTTGTATTTTGATACTGAGGCAGCTGTCAATAAGTCACTCTTAGCGAGTCGTGGTATTGACTTAGAGCGATTGGTTGTTATTAATGTTGTCACCATAGAACAGTTTAGACAGAAGGCACTACAGGCAGTTGACATATACCAAAAGAAACCTGAAGAAGACCGCAAACCCTGCATGTTTGTGCTAGACTCTTTGGGGATGCTTTCCACAGAGAAGGAGATTCGTGATGCTTTAGACGATAAGCAAGTCAGGGATATGACCAAATCCCAACTTGTCAAGGGAGCATTCCGTATGCTTACACTCAAACTTGGTCAGGCTAACATTCCACTAATCGTCACCAACCATACCTACGATGTCATCGGATCATACGTTCCCACCAAAGAAATGGGCGGAGGCAGCGGTCTCAAATATGCAGCGTCTACGATCATTTATCTCAGCAAAAAGAAAGAAAAGGATGGAACAGAAGTCATTGGAAACCTTATTAAAGCTAAGACAGCAAAGTCGCGTCTAAGTAAGGAGAACAAGGATGTTACGGTGCGTTTGTATTACGATGAGCGTGGTCTTGATCGATATTTTGGTCTTCTTGAACTCGGTGAGATTGGCGGACTTTGGAAAAATGTAGCAGGTCGCTATGAAATTGATGGTAAGAAAGTCTATGCCAAGGCAATCTATAAAGATCCTGAAGCATACTTTACTCCTGAAGTGATGGAAAAGTTGGATGCAATTGCAAAAGAGGAATTTAGTTACGGATCTTGATGGAACAAATTGAAGTTACAATCCTAAGAAACCTTATTCATAATGAAGACTATGCGCGAAAAGTAATACCATTTTTACAACCTGAATACTTTGAGGATAACATCAAGAAAACTATCTTTCTTGAAACCTCAGAGTTTATTGTAAAATACGATTCGCTTATTACTCTTGAAGCCCTTGAGATTGAGATTTCAAACCGATCGGATTTAAATGGTCAAGATCTTCAAGAAGTAAAAAACCAAATTGTTGAGTTAGAAGATAAGTCAGTAGATGAAAAATGGTTGGTTGACTCTACTGAAAAATGGTGTCGTGATCGTGCTATCTATCTTGCACTTATGGAATCAATTCATATTGCAGATGGTAATGATGAAAAGAAAAATCGTGATGCAATTCCTAGCATTCTAAGTAATGCACTCGCAGTTTCATTTGATAATCACATTGGTCATGACTACTTACAAGACTTTGAAGAACGGTTCGACTCTTATCATCGTAAGGAAGATCGCATTCCGTTTGATCTTGAATATTTTAACAGGATTACGAAAGGTGGTTTGGTTAACAAGAGTCTTAATATCGCTCTTGCTGGCACAGGTGTCGGAAAGTCTCTTTTTATGTGCCATATGGCTTCATCGTCACTCCTCGCAGGATATAACGTCTTGTATATCACTATGGAGATGGCAGAAGAAAAAATTGCTGAGAGAATTGATGCGAATCTTTTAAACATAAACATTCAAGAGATTGGTGATCTTCCCAAACAAATGTTTGATACGAAGATCAACACTCTAACACAAAAAACTCAAGGTAGTCTTATAATTAAGGAATACCCAACCGCCGCCGCACATAGTGGACATTTTAAGGCACTACTCAATGAACTTGCACTTAAGAAATCATTTAGACCTGATATTATTTTCATTGATTACCTTAATATATGTGCTTCCTCCCGTTATCGCGGAAACGGCAATGTCAATTCATATTCGTATATTAAGTCTATTGCAGAAGAACTTAGAGGATTGGCTGTTGAAGCAAACGTCCCTATCGTTTCTGCCACGCAGACCACTCGTTCTGGTTATGGTAGCTCTGACGTTGACATTACTGACACTTCTGAGTCCTTTGGTCTCCCTGCTACTGCTGATCTTATGTTTGCCCTTATTAGCACAGATGAGTTGGCAGAACTCGGACAAATTATGGTGAAGCAATTGAAGAATCGCTATAATGATGTTTCAATATCTAAACGTTTTATTCTCGGAATTGATCGTGCAAAGATGCGTTTGTATGACTGTGAGCAGAGTGAGCAAAATATTATTGGTGGCGATCTAGATGGTGAGAAGGATGAACAATCCACTAATAAATTTGCAAAAATAAATTTCTAATGTTTGATGATGGTGATTATCCAATAACAATGAACGAAGTTCTTACTGATACTTTGTTTAATTCTTTACAGGATGAATTAGTCTATTGGAAATTAACTAATCAATCACATCTTGATACAGATCCTATATTTTGGACACAAGATAAAGAATATAAAAATCAGAATATCCTATTCAAAGAAGCTCAGACAATCATCAAGTATAAATTGATGAAGATAATTGGAAAGAATTTAAAATCTCTTAGAGTTCACACAAATTGTGCTACAAGTGGGCAGAGAGGAAGTGTTTTTCACACTGATGATTTTAATTCTGGAAAATTAACTTTTGTCTTGTTTGCAACTCCAGAATGGAATATTCAATGGGGTGGAGAAAGTGTAGTTTTTAATCCTTATATTGATAAGTATTGCTACACGCCATTTATTCCAAACTGTGGAGTCTGTTTTCCATCAGAGTGGGAACACTATGGAGCATCTCCTCTTCATCATACGGAAGAAGCAAGAATAACTATTGCTTTTTTGTATGAAATCATGTAAAATAACGAGGTAATCAATTAAATTTATGACTGTAAACACTGATGCATATCTTGAGTTTGTGAACGCCGTCACATCTCAACCGAGCAAAGATGCCGATGCCTTTGAGTATCGCATTCAAGAACTTCGTGGAGAGGGCTTTGAAACTCATAGACTTCTCACTGCATCTGTTGGTATGTGTGCCGAAGCAGGTGAGTTCACTGAGATTGTCAAGAAGATTGTCTTTCAAGGTAAACCAGTCACTGAAGAAAATATGTGGCATATGAAGCGTGAACTTGGAGACATCATGTGGTATGTTGCACAGGCATGTATGGGGCTTAATATTTCTCTTGATGAAATCATTGAGATGAATGTTGAAAAACTTGCAACCCGTTATCCTGGTGGTGAGTTTGATGTTCACTACTCTGAAAATCGTCAGGAAGGAGACCTGTGATGGACGGAGCAGTACATGCATGGAACTCTATGTCCTACGGGGAGGGGTTCCTCTTCTCTGTATGGATCTTAGGAATGTATTATGTCAAACTAAAAATGGATAAGAGGTTTGGACAATGAGTAAAAAATCATTTAAGAACAAGCATCAACAGCAATGGGAGTGGGAAGAAACTCCTGAGACTAAAGCAGCAATTGCTGCTCTTCATGAAGGCATCCGTCAGCGTAAGTTGAAAGAGCAAGACGACAAACTAAACTATGAAACAGGAGGCAAATGAAACTACTCACACTAGAAGACTATCAAAAAGCAGGAGAAACATTCTGGCCCAAGTATTGGTATGTTGCCAAAGAACTTGGTGGAGATGCTAAGACCGAAGACATTATCAAAGTAATGGAAGCAGTTGGTAACGTTGCATTAAAACTAAGAACAGAAGAAGATAAGGAAGGTCCTTTTGGTTTTAATAAAAAAAATATAACTGAATAAAATAAATAGAGGTATATGCCTCTTTTTTAATGCCTTCATTATCTGGCAATTCAACGAATGGAACTCCTAATTGGGACAAATATGTAGTAAATAATAACTATCAATCAATCAAATATACTATTGAAACCGCAGCATTATTTTTTAAAAACGTAACAAATACAAAGGAAGATCATATTTTAGGAGAATTGACACCTGGAACAGAACTGTCTATATCAAGTCCAACAAAAACTAATATAAGTGCAACAAAAGCATCTGGAGCTCCTCGCACATTTAGTTCACAACCATCTGCTAAAGTTAAGATTGGTAATAAAACTGGTTATGTTCTAATTAATAAAATTAAGAAACCGACGAAGGCACCAGATAAAGTTGAAAAAAGAACCATTAATATGGCACAAAATACACTTACTCAATTGAAATCAATAGCTCAAGTTGGCAATAAACCTAAGAGTGGAATTGATATTGAAGTTGAAGGATTTGGTCTTATATCTGATGTGACTTCAGTAGAAAAAGTTCCAGAAAGAGTAAATAATAGAGAAGCAAAGGCTGATATTGTTCTTAAAGATTCAAAAGGTAACAGATTAATTTACATATCACATAAAGCTGCAGGTGGTGCGAAAGCCTTCCAGCAATATGGTGGAGTTTCTGAAACCGCTGGTACTAAGGAAATGCCTGGATTAATTTATAACAATCCAGAAGTACAACAGTATTTGAATAATCTTTATTCTCTTTACCAATCTTCTTTAGATGGCACTGGAAACAATTTAAATCCATTTTCAAATGGACAGTTAACTGTAGGAAGATTGTATCGACCTGTAAGAGATACAACTCTCATAAATCAAGCAGTTTTTGGACCAGGATTTGGTGGATCATCAGGAATTGATAATGTTGATGTTATTGCACAGGGCCCATTCATATTCAAACCATACATAAATTCTGAGGGTGACATTACATTTACTCTGAGATGGGATCATTTTGATTATCGTGGTGGTGACATTGATGATTTTAATAGTGGTCAATATCAAGCACTTCTAGTTTCAAGAAGTGCAAGTGATAGAAGAACAAAAACATCTCAGGGAGATATACCAGGAGTAAGAACTGGTATTTTTAATAAATCTTATCTGTCTGGTCAGTCTGTAAACATTGATGCAATCATATAATAAATAATATTATGAAAAACTTTCTAGCGTTTATCACAGAAGCATCGAGAGCCGCCACCCAAGCAAAGGCGATGGGCTTGACAGGAGATGGTCATGGGGACTATTATGATAAGGATGGAAACCTTATCGCTAAAACTGTGCGCGGTCAACTGAAGATCTTCCAAAAGAAAACCAAAACTCCAGATCAAGAAACTCAGAAACAACAAACTCAACAGGAACCAGATAATGCTCCACCCGTTGAGAAGACAAAAGGAGCACTCACCATAGGATTTGGACGTTTTAATCCACCTACAACTGGTCACGAAAAATTAATCAATAATATCAGGGCTACTGCTGGTCAAGGCGAATATAAAATTTACCCTTCACATAGTGAAGATCCTAAGAAAAATCCTCTGGATTCAATCACTAAAGTTGAATTCATGAAGACGATGTTCCCTGATCATGCCAATAATATTGTGCATGATACTAAGATGAGAACCATCTTTGATGTTCTCAAGGGAGCGCACAATGATGGTCATACTGAAGTAAATATCGTTGTTGGTGCTGATCGTCAAGCAGAATTTGAGAACTTGGCTAATAAGTATAATGGTAAGTTGTATTCATTTGAGAAGATCAATGTAATTTCTGCTGGTGATCGTGATCCAGATTCTGAAGGTGTGGAGGGAATGTCTGCATCTAAAATGAGAAAGGCCGCTGCAGAAGGTGACTTTGATACTTTTGCATCTGGGCTTCCTGGAACAGTGAAACCTAAAGATGCAGAGACAATGTTTTTGACTGTTCGTCAAAGAATGGGCATCGAAGAGGGATATGAACTTTGGGAGATTGCACCTAAGTATGATTGGAGAGGTCTAAGAGAAAATTTTGTTCTTGGAAATGTATTTAAGGTCGGTTCTTTAGTCGAGAATCTAGTAACTGGTTTTATTGGAAAAATTATTAGAAAAGGAACAAATCATATTATATCTGTGACAAAAGAGGGATACTTATTCAAGTCCTGGATTAAAGATGTAAATGAAGTGCATGAGATTGGAACTGATTCCTACCGTGAATATGTTCAAGGAATGTCTCCAAGAGAGAAAGTTCAGTCATTTATAAATAAAAGTAAGAAAAAGCGTAACCGTAATTAAAGACGATGAATAGAACTTTTTTTGAAGATCTACCCGCAAGAAAGGTGGGAGGCCCTGTAGTATCTGCTGGTGGTCCCGAAAAACCCGCTGCTAAAAGTGATGCCGCTTCAGATGAAGGTGGTAATACTGAAGAAAAATCTGCTAAAAAGATTCGTCAGGCTGTATACGATATTAGATATCGTGCTCGTAGAGAGGGTGTTGATATAAAAGCGGCATATGGCCAATACATGGGTAACACAACTATGACTGGTCCTGAAAAGGATGCTGTCAAGCAGAAATTATTTGGTGAGGCATACAGTCCTATTCAAAAACAAATTATTGCAAACAAAGAAGAAACTATTAAAAAGATCAAGGGTACTTTTGAAGGACCTAATCACGATAAAAATAAGTACGGTGAACCTGTAGAAGAAGAAGTCAAAGGCGAAGGTAGTAATAAGAAATTTAAGGTACGTGTAACGGATAAAACAAGTGGTAGAACTTATGTTCGTTTTGCCGATAGAGAAAAAATCGGATCACTTCGTGCCAATCCAAATATCAAATCTGTTGAAATGACAGAATATGGATCACCTTATGAAGGTGAGGCTAAGAAAGGTGAACAAACTGCTGATACGAAATCTGGTAAAGGTCTAGATCCAGTTGGTAAGGAAGATGGTGATGTTGATAATGATGGTGATAAGGATAAGTCAGATAAGTATCTTCTAAATCGTCGTAGTAAAGTTAGTGCGGCAATCGCTAAGAATGAAGAAGTTGAGCAAGTTGATGAAGTTATTGGTGGTAAACCTGGAGACGGATATATTGGTCATCCCAATCTAGATATTAAAAATCCACTTGCTAAGAAACAAGTTAAGAGTCCCACTGGTAATACTGGACTTGCTGGCAAACTTGGTGATAGAAAGATGAGGATTGATAAGATGACTAATCAAATGCTCAAGCAATCTGTCGAGCATGAAGGTGAACAGATTCATGAATTGCTAGGACCTGAAGCTGCAGGAAAGGCAGATAGGTTCATGAAGAAAGTTCAAGGTGGTATGGAGCGAATGGGTATCAAGATCAATCGTGTAGAGAAGGGCACTGCTCGTCCATCTGCTAAAACTAAAGATACTATTCGTCAGAATAAGCAGAGTAACGAAGAGTTTACTTATAGAGAAGTCTCTAAGTTCAACAACTGGAGAGAAGAATTTATATATGAAATGGGTGATGAAATGGACTCTGACACTGAATATAAAGTAAAGGAAAAGAAAGTCAAAAATAAAGTAATTATCAATCCTAAGCAAGGTGGGCAATCCTAATAAAATATAAATTGGACTATATATTGATAGTCCTATGACATGAAACAATGTTGTCTTTTCTACTCCCACTAGCATCCAAAATTATTACGGATGCTGTTAATAAAATTCCAGACAATGAAGAACTTGGTGAGAAGATGGTTGAGATCTGTCTTGTTATTCTTGCTAAAGCAGTTAAGTTGACCAAGACTGATATGGATGATCAACTTTTGGAAGTTGTAACCAAGTCAATTAAGACTCGCGAATGAATAGAAAGGGAGACTCTAATCAAGGGTCTCCCTTTTTTATAAATATCTTTATACTAAAGTTTAATGTAGGTGTAAACACATGGCTCTTTGGGGAAATAACGATAACATCACCCATAAGGCGGCAGGCACGGTCACTCTGACGTACAACACTGGAGCCGTGGTTGGTTCGGGTACAAGTTTTGGCGTGACTGGATTCGCTCAGGAAGGAGATATCATCCGATTTGGGTATAGAGGCGAAGATGGCGTCTATTTTGGTGATGCTGTAATTAAGACAATTACTAATGCAACTAATCTAACTATTGGTTCAACTGCTGGTTTGAGTGGTGTAGCTATTGCAGGAACCACTTTTTATATTTCACAGTTGCCTAAGTCTACTGTTCTTGACCATACTTATAGTAATAAGCACGACACTGCTGCTTCCTATCAGCAGTTTAGAGTCAGAGAAGCACTAGAAGATGCTGCTATCAATACTAAGGATCTAGGTATTGATGCCACTGACCTTGGAGTCAATGATGCTGTTGAAAACGGTGGAACTGATCTAATCATCACTGGAATTGGCACTGCATTTAGAACAGTTGCTGCCAACAATGCTGCTGGAATCGGTACTGATATTGTATTCATTACTGGCGGTGCTCCTTCTGGTATCTTTGCTAACAGTGGAGACACTATTCTAGCAACAACTGGTGGTTCTGCTGCTGAAGTTGCAATTCTATCAATTGGAGCAACTTCTGTATCCTTAGCATCAACAATTTCTTCTGCTATTAGTGCAGGAACTGCAGTGAAATTCACCAGCAATTCTAACCGTATGGTCAGTTTTGCTTCTACCATTCTCTCTGCAGTTTCAGTTGGCGATAGAATCATCGTCAAGAGACTTAAAGGTGGTTATGACAGGCAGGTTTATGGTATCGATGAGGCCCTAACTATTGGTGGTCAGGAATCTGCAGATGTCAATAAGAAGTATACTGCTCCTGGATCTGGATGGGTTGGTGTTACAACTTACATCGACTGTCATGGTGAACTAAGAGTTAAGAAAGAGATTCTCGTTGCTATGTCTGGTATTACCACTGGAGCAAATGGTATTCTCTATCCTACGCCTCAGTAATTAATCTGGTGATAAATGAAGTTTTCCGAATTGAATGATAAAAATTATCTCTTGTTTGCAATTAAGTATTATGATAGTCCTCAGGCAGTAACTGAGGACGACTTCTATGATGATTTAAAGCGATTCAAATATGTAAAGAGATTACTAAAAAGGTATGAGTCAACTGGTATTTTAAAGACCAATTTGATACTCAATCACCTTTTAATTCTTTTTAATGTTTTTGGAGAGGCAACAGTTCCTCTGTTATTTTATAAATTAGAAACAGAATTGTGGCCTTGTGCTAAAACTTTTTTAGTATTTTTAAATCGTTTTCATGAATATCCAAAGTCAACTTTGACAGATATTTTAATCGACGATGAATGCCTTGAAATTTTGAATAAAGTATAATGAAAAGTATTACAACAATAAAATTATGTTACATTGGAGTTCCTCATGTATATGAGGATTTAATTCCTGGTAATTTTTATGAAATGTATAGAGAATTAGATGATCATTATGTATTAGAGGATAGTGATAATCGATATGATAAAAAACATTTCTTCAAAGATTCTGAAGATTGTTTATCGGATTATGATCTTTCGCATTGGGAAGAATTTTATGGTAACTGGATTATTCCAGAACTTTCACCAAAATATCTTGGTATTAGATTAAGGAGAATTACTCCTTTATTGACTGATGATAGAATTCAAGAGATAGATATAAATACTATTCAGTGGATGGGATTTGATCTTCCCAGTAGATTAAGGGGTGAAAATTGTATTTGTTGTGACGGAAAAAGAACCCGAGAAGCTGATTTAAGTAAATTGGGTCTTTTACTTGACGGAACTACAACTTATAGTGGTAGAAGATATCGTAGTATGGATGGCAAACACAGAATAGAAAAAGCAATTTTGAAAGGTCATACATCATTTAAATTTTATGTTTTTCATATAGATGAAATAAGAGATTATTTTTCTGATTACCCTAATATGATGAACTATTTGCCCGAAGATCAACCCATGGAGAATGATTAAATGTCTAAATACTTAGAAAGAATAATTGATACTTTTCGCGAAGATATGTCACTTGGCGGTGGCGGTGGGGCAATGTATAGAGGATCTGAGAAATCAAACTCTGGATCTCCTACAGCTGGTTATGACCCCGTTCTTGAATTTGATGGGAGAAAGAAAAAGTACAAGACTCTTAGTAAATTTTATCAGGACTCAATAAGACAACTCAAACATGGAAGAAAACATGGAGAGCTATCAAAATCAAAATCTTAATACTGCTATAATTGAAAGGTTAGAAAAAGTAGTTGATTCCCTCCAGGATAATTCTATCCAGATGGGCAAACTTCTTGCTGTTCATAATGAGAAACTAGATAATCAGGATCAAGTAGATAATATTCTCTTTGAAAAATTAGATAGATTATCTGCAGATCTCAATAGAGAGACTGCTGCGATTAAGCAGGGATGTGAAAGAGACATTCGTCTTGTCGATGATAGGTTGAGGACTCTAGAGAAGAAAATGTGGAGCATTGCAGGAGCACTAGCAGTGATTAGTGTCACCATCTCCCCTCTAGGTCAAAGAATAATGGCAAGTTTCTTGACATCAGACGCACAAAAGAGTATGATACCTGGAGAATCCTTATTATCTTATGGACCTGATAGACAGCAAATTCATCGGGCTCATTTCTTCAAGATTATCTAAGTTTAAAAAGGTAAAGACAGACTTATATAATTTTCGATGTCCGATCTGTGGAGATTCTAAGAAGAATAAGAATAAAGCTAGAGCATACATTTATGCCATAAAGAATAATGCAAACTTTAAGTGCCACAACTGTGGTTCTAGTTTGTCATTCAATAATTTTCTTAAGGATCAAGATCCACAACTCCATAGACAATATAAACTAGAAAAGTTTAAGAGTGGTTTTACTGGAAAAAACTTTGTAGTCGAAAAACCTGACTTCGTTTTTGAAAAACCTAAGTTTGTACAGAGGATCGTTCTTCCTCTATGTAATGAGAATGAGATTGCTAGAAGGTATCTTCAGAACCGCAATCTTGATCCCATGAAATTTTACTATGCAGAAAACTTTGACGAGTTTGTGCATACGTTTAAAGGATTAGATCACGGTTATGTGGGTAAAGAGTCTAGAATAATCATCCCTTTATACTACGAAAAAAATCTTATTGGATTCCAGGGCAGGGCTCTAGATTCTAAATCTATTAAATATATAACCATCATGCTTCAGGAAGGAGTACCAAAAATATATGGACTTGACCAGATTGACACCACAAAAGAAGTTTATGTCACAGAAGGACCATTCGACAGTCATTTCATTACCAACTCTATTGCTATGTGTGGTAGCGATGTTGACCTTAGCACTTTCGATTATCAGTTCACATACGTCTTCGACAACGAACCAAGAAACAGAGAGATTGTTAATAGAGTCTCCAAACTTATCAATAGAAAGGAGACGGTAGTTATTTGGCCTAACAATATTGAGGAAAAGGATATAAATGATATGGTTCTTGCTGGACATGATGTTCAGAGTCTGGTAGAATCAAATACATATTCTGGTCTAGAAGCACAACTTAAATTCAACACTTGGAAAAAAATATGAGCAACGGGATTAAAGTCAAAAAAAGAAATGGTTCGATTGAACTAATCAATTTAGAAAAAATGCACATCATGGTTGATGAGGCATGTAAAGGATTGTCTGGTGTTTCTGCATCTCAAGTAGAAATTCAATCAGGTATTCAATTCTATGATGGTATTACCACCCCAGAAATTCAGGAAATTTTAATTAGATCGGCTTCAGACCTTATTGACTTGGATTGTCCAAATTATCAATTTGTTGCTGCTCGTCTTCTTTTGTTTTCCATTCGTAAGCAGATCTTTGGAAAGATGAGAGATCTGCCGAATCTTTATACTCACATAGAAAAGTGCGTAGGGCAGGGAGTGTACGATGCAGAAATCCTAGATAATTATACTCATGAAGAAATTGAAAAAGTTCAAACTTGGATTGATCATGAAAGAGATTTCTTGTTTACATATGCTGGCCTTCGCCAAGTAGTTGACAAATATCTAGTGCAGGATAGAAGCACTGGAGGTGTATATGAATCTCCTCAGTTCATGTATATTATGATTGCACTTACTATTTTTTCAGAGTACCCCAAAGAGACTAGATTAAATTATGTCAAAAGATACTACGACGCAATCTCAAAGCACAAAATCAACATTCCCACACCTATCATGGCGGGGGTTAGAACTCCACTTCGACAGTTTGCTAGCTGTGTTCTTGTTGATGTCGATGACACCCTCGATAGTATCTTTTCTAGTGACATGGCGATTGGTCGATATGTTGCTCAACGTGCGGGAATCGGCATCAACGCAGGTAGAATCCGTGGGATCAACAGTAAAATCAGAGATGGAGAAGTACAACACACAGGTGTTGTACCATTTCTTAAAAAGTTTGAATCAACTGTCAGGTGCTGTACACAAAATGGAATACGAGGTGGCTCAGCGACTGTCCACTTCCCAATCTGGCACCAAGAAATAGAAGACATTATTGTTCTCAAGAACAATAAAGGAACCGAAGACAATCGAGTGAGGAAACTTGACTACTCAATCCAAATTTCAAAACTTTTCTACGAACGTTTCATACAGAATGGAGAAATTAGCTTGTTCTCACCGCATGACGTACCAGGTCTCTATGATGCTTTTGGTACTGATGACTTTGACACTCTATATCGGATGCATGAACTCAATGATGCTGTTCCAAGAAAGGTTGTCGGGGCACAGGAACTATTCCTAAACATTCTTAAGGAGAGAGCAGAGACTGGTCGTTTGTATATCATGAACATTGACCACTGCAATACACATTCATCATTCCTGGACAAGGTGAATATGTCTAATCTCTGTCAAGAGATTACTCTTCCCACAGATCCTCTTCAGCATATTGATGGCAAAGGAGAAATTGCTTTGTGTATTCTCTCTGCCGTTAATGTTGGTAAAGTTCGCACTGATGATGAGTTGGAAGATCTATGTGATCTTTCGGTTCGTAGTCTTGAAGAACTGATTGATTATCAGAAGTATCCTATCATTGCTGCTGAAGTAGCCACAAAGGCACGTAGATCCCTTGGAGTTGGTTATATCGGTCTTGCACATTACCTTGCCAAACTTGGATTCAAGTATGACTCACAGGAGGCGTGGGACGCTGTTCATGGACTGTCAGAATCATTCCAATATTACCTTCTAAAAGCATCAAATCAACTTGCCAAAGAGAAGGGTGCATGTGAATATTTCCATAGGACTAAATATGCAAATGGTATCTTGCCAATTGACACTTACAAACAAGATGTAAACGAGATTACTAGTATTGATTATGAGCATGATTGGGAATCTCTTAGGACATCTATCACTACCTACGGACTACGGCACTCAACATTGTCAGCACAAATGCCTTCGGAGAGCAGTTCCGTTGTGTCAAATGCGACTAACGGAATCGAGCCTCCTAGAGGATATTTGTCCATTAAAAAATCAAAGAAAGGGCCTCTTAAGCAAATTGTTCCTGGGTTCAACACATTAAAAAATAATTATACTTTGTTATGGGACATGAAATCTAACGATGGATATGTTAAAATAGTCGCAGTGATGCAAAAATTCTTTGATCAAGCCATCAGTGGGAACTGGAGTTATAATCCACAAAATTATCCCGATAATGAAGTACCTGTATCAGTCATGGCAAATGACCTATTGACTACATATAAGTACGGGTGGAAAACATCTTACTATCAAAATACTTATGATAATAAGACTGATGAAGTTGATGATAGAGATGATAAAATTGACAAATTAAATTCACTAATTCAAGAAATAGAAGAGGAGGAAGACTGTGAGTCTTGTACAATTTAAGACCAATGATTCATCAAAATATAATAAGAAGGTAGATTCAATTACAGTTTTCAATTCTCAACCCGTAAACACCTTAAAACAACCAATGTTTTTTGGTGCTCCACTAGGAGTTCAAAGATATGATTCTTATAAGTATCCTGTCTTTGATAAATTAACCACCCAACAACTGGGGTATTTCTGGCGTCCTGAGGAGGTTTCCCTCCAAAAGGATCGTGCAGATTATCAAACCCTACGTCCAGAGCAAAAGCACATCTTTACTTCCAATTTGAAGTATCAAGTCATGCTAGACT